CCACAACAATCACATATTCTTGTTATTGTTGCTCCACTCTTTTCAGGCAAGTCCGTAGACCATACCTGAAATTTAGTCCTAATTTTTGTTGGGAGTGAATATCCTTTATCTGTGTAATACTCAACCATATTAGAGGTTAGAACTACTTCTACTAATTCCCTTTTTATCATACTATTACCTGTGTACAAGTGCTATTGGAAGTGCGAAACATTTACCTTCATAAGCAACTGCACTTGAAGTATCAGGCACTCCTGGTAATGTGCACGAAATATATAACCCATCATTATTGTATGAAGTAACCCTAGATGAGCTATATTCAGGAGCAACCCTACCATTTGACAAATCAGGAGATGAAACCAATTTGCCTTTTATTTTAATTGAGTTATTTACGTCTTTATAACACATTCTCCCATAGTCTGGAGCAGAATATACTCTTGATATGTCAATTCCAAATCCCCAGTCATCCCCCCAGCCTTGAACAACTCTAACTCTATATCTAACTTGAATAACTTTATCTCCATCTAAGTAACAGTTATTTTCTGGGTTAGATACAAATGCTTTTTTCTGTGCTTCAGTTAATGAACTCCACACGTACCCTTTACCAATTAATGCACTTGCTGTTTGCCAATTTCCAAATAATGAATATGTTTCAAATCCTGTAAATGCTCCATTAGCTATACCAGTTAATCCATCTGTGTTAGCACCTAGATATTGTACATTTCCTAATGGATATATAAAGTTCTTTTCACTTATATCTTCGTGCCATGATTCTAAGAATACTAAATCTGAACGAGATATTGCATCAGCTGGATATACTGCTATGTTGTCAATAATCATTGAAGTAACATATCCGACTTTTGTAATAGATATTTTTACCTCTGTATTTGTAGCTACCCATGAATATGTAACCCTACCTGCACTCTTTATGCCTATATTTGCTCCATTAATATACACTGTGGTGCCACTATCTACTGATAATATGTCAAATTCTATATTATAAGTCTTGCCAATAATTATATTTATAGATGATTGTTTAACTCCTGTCTGTACTGTATTCCCATATATATTGCTTATTTTTACAGCTGGTTGAATTGTAGTATCTGCTGCAAAATCACTAGCTGCATATACATAGTTCCACCCACTAGTATCAGTATCAAACTTACCATTAACTATTAATCCACTATTAGAACTATCAGCGTGTTTAATTACACCTGATGCAATTTGTTCAGCTGTTAGAACTGTATCGTATGGATATAGTGTAGGAGCAGTTGGTAATAAAATAGAATTAATTCTATCAGTATTCTCATAGTTTACTCCATATATCTTATGTACAATTCCATTAATATTAGAATAAGGTTCATTGCTTTTTGATATACCAGTAGGAGAATTTATAGTACCAATCATTAGTTTATTTATATAGGTAGAATTTGTCCATATACCTTCGTTAATATTTGGATTTGTACTAATATTAGAATAATGTTTTCCCCACTCATCAAATCCACTCCCAGCTCTATTAGCTTTTCTTTCTTCAGCCAAAGCATTAAATTGAGCTTTTGTCATAATATTAGCTTCTAACTTCTTGGCTAGTGCTATATTCTCCGTACCAGTCCCGACATACACCCTACCAACATCACCACCAGCAGGGTAATCATCGTACCCTAGCTCTCCTTTACTTAGTAATGGTTTAGCTCCATTTGTGTCATGCTTATTTATTCTCATTACCACTCCTCTATTTTATTTATTTCAGCTACTACATATGCAGTAGTAGCTAGTTGTGTTGTGTTAGTCCCAACTGTTGCAGTAGGTGCTAAGGGTGTTCCAGTAAACGTAGGACTATTTGCAAACACAACTGCTCCAGTACCAGTCTCATCTGTCAGCATTGCCGCTAGGTTAGCTGAACTCGGTGTTGCTAGGAACGTACTTGCTCCAGTACCCATACCAGTTATCTCTGTCACTCCTACAGCCGTATCATTAGCACTAATAGTTACCGATCCAGCAGACTTAGTCAGCGTCACATTCGTACCTGCTTTTATATCTATAGTCTTCGCCGTACTACCATTGAACGTATACAGATCCGTACCTTCAGTTGTTCCAGTATCGAACTTTATCACTTCCGCCGCTACAGTATTTACATTTATATTTGCAGTACCATCAAAGCTAACTCCGTTTATAGTCCTTGCTGTTTGCAGCTTTGTAGCCGTTCCAGCATTCCCACTCGTACCTACCGTTAGTGTCCCGCTTGTTATCTTACTTGCATCTAGACTAGGTATATCTCCAGCTACTAGGTCTGTACCGCTAGTTACTAGCCCTTTACTATCATACGTTATCTTCGTATGCGTTGCTGCAGTGATACTTGCATTCTTAGCTACTTTAGTAGCTAGCTCTACCTTAGCGTGATTCTCATCTATACTATTCACTCTTATGAATAGAGTACCGTTAGTCGCATGTGAGTTCACTACGATTGCTACAGGTAGTTTTACTTGGGTATCAGTCGGCACTACGTTTGTTAGTGCTCCACTTCCGCTATCTTTTACATACAGCACATCCCCATCTATCCACGTCTCACCATACTGAGCACCGTTAGTTTGTATACCTCGTACCTTTCCGAATGTAGTACAGAACCCATCTGCACCTACACCTATTGTCTCTGTTACCACACCTAGTATGTACTTTGCATTTGCTTGAGTCAGGTTAGCCTTTGCTACTGTTATCCTACCACTATTACCTACAGTTCCGGTAGCCATTACTGCCATACCATTAGTAATACTAACACCGCTATTATTACGTACTCGTATCAGCTGCTCTTGTCCTACTTGTAGTGTAGCCCCATTGAGCACCACATCTAGCGTACTCTCATCAGCATTCCAGCTTACAGCGCTACCACCTATTGTGATGCTATTTACACTTGGATTAGCCGTCGTATCCATTCTACTATCCGTAGCATTCCATACAGCTACCCCACCATTGATAGGAGTATCTTCTCTGGTAGCTACTTTCTGTAATCCACCTATCTCGCCTATCTTGAATGATTGACTAGTTTCTTCCCACACGAACTCATAGTCAGTTGCCGTACCTCTATCCACCACTATTCCAGCTACCCCAGCCGTTACCCCATGGCCGGTCTCACCTTTATTTATCAACAGTGTATTATCTTTTACTTCTACAGTTTCTGCATTTACTATTGTACCCGCACCGTTTACAGTTAGGTCTCCCTGCACGGTTACATTACCTGCGAATACCTTATTACCGCCTACTGACTGATTAGTCTCTACATTCACATAGTACTCAGGCAGTTCATTACCTAGTCTCTCACTATTGTCTACTATACCATTCCCATTAGTATCATATACTTCCATACTCATACCGTCAGACACACCATTTGCCACCGTGAAGTGCCCTAGGTTTATTGTCTCACTTGCATCACCATATAACGTATACGTATCTTTGAATGTAGCTGTTCCGAAGTCACCATTAGGGTTAGTTGTGCTAGTTCCTTTGACATGGTGCACACCTAGGCCAGTATCTCCCTTCACACCTTGTGCTCCAGCATCTCCTTTAGGTCCCCTTAGATTAGGAGTAATATAACTTGTACCATCACTAAACTGCCAAGTAAATGAACCATCCCCATTATAACTTATCTGTTCAACAGTAAGGTTCTCACCATCTATACCAGCAGGACCAACAGGTCCAGTATCCCCAGTAAACCCTCTAGGTCCTTGAGCTCCAATATCACCTTTTGCTCCAGTAGGTCCTTGATCTCCTTTAGGTCCTATAATTGATAATCCTTGAGGTCCTTGAGGTCCTTGAATACCCTGTGCTCCAGTATCTCCTTTAACAGATTCAACTGTTATAATCTTATTAATAGGATCCCAACTAGTATGATCCCCAGCTACAACCGTAATCCCTGTAAAGTCCTGTGCATCTTGTAACTCAGTTAATAATGCTTCTACATCTATACCGGCTACTAACTCTATCTCAGTTAACTTATCTCTAACTGCTAATACAGCATCGTACTTACTATCAATCTCTCTATTAACAGATAACGTATTTAATGCTTGTAAACTACTAGCTCTTACCATTATACAAATCCTCTCAATGCTATTCTTTTATTCATGAACATATCATCACTATTAAACATACCAAACTGTCTTAACTTCTCACAACTAGCCTCAAATCTTTGGTAGTAAATACTATCCTCAGTTTGTACACCAGTATCAATTGAACTATTTGCTCTATATCCCATATACATTAGTAAAGCTTCAATCATTTGTGCAGGCAAATCTACTTCAGTATCTAATTCATTAATTGTGTAAACTGGAGAACTTGCTACGTATATAATACTTACGTAAGCTCCCACCACACTAACTGGAACTTGCACTTTATTCCATCCAACAGTATTAATACTTAATGGATTATCTTCTTCATTAATAGGCAGAATATTTACACTTTCAACAGAATCAACAGGAACTTCACCATATGCAGCTAACATCCACATATAGTCAGAAGGCATAGTATAAATATCAACAGTATCTTGTAACTCAATGATATACTCTTCTACTTTTAATTGAAATCTTTTGTATAACTCTAATACACCCAGATTCATATACCCAACTAATACTTCTGGTTTACTTCCAACATTTAATCCGTTTAACTCACCATTTTTTGCTAAATCTATTATTTGACCAACTGTCATTCTAACTCCTCACAGTTATCTTAATCTAACCTATTCTAGCATATTCTACCTTCAAACATCCTTAAAAGACAGTACTGCCCACATAGTCATTCAAATCATCCATATCATCAGCCATTCCTGTCCATATCATTTCATCTTTAACTACATTCTGTTCTACAACTAATTCATCACTAGGAGTATAAATTTCCATCTCACTTAGTTGGTTTAGCAAGTCAATAGCATCATCATGCTTCAATGTTTTAACTCCACCACTCATAGTAAACTTACTTAACTCAGCACACATCTCACTAACTAATTCAAACAACCTATAATTACTACCCTTAATAGTTTCTGGTCTAGGAAACCACACTTTATTCTGTTTGAACTTCGGTTGCACACCCGTAACGAATCTATGCACCTTATCCTTAGTTGGTCTAATTCCTGGCTCTTTACTACCCGGTTTCTTAGCAAACTGAAACCACACATTTCTTTGTTGCTTCATTTCTTCAATAATACTAAGGAAACCACCTTGCTGTCCACTACTCTCAATACCAACACTTAATGGTTTCCACTTTCTAACATATCTAAACAAATCCTCAATGTTCTCTTGCATACTTTGTCTAATACATTGTCCATCAACTAAAAGCCAATCATTATTATTACTAATAGCCCATACACCAATCGTACTAAAGTCAGCACTCTTCTTACTACTAGTTGCGAAGTCTGTACTAATATAGATATTATAATAACTCTTATGCTTAACAATGTTAGGATAATCGAACCACATTATATCATCTTCATCAACTAGTAATGTACTTAAGTCAGTAATTTCTAACATGTACTCTTGATAGAAGTCTTGTGTCTTACCTGCAGCAGAAAGCATATCAAACTTAGCTTTAACAGCTTCATATGGGAATCTATCCTCCCATGCACCTTTGAAATCCTCTTTAGAACAAGGAAACCTATCACATATTGGAAACTTATGAACAACCCATTCAGGATTCGTACTTAATTGATGAATAATATCTTTCTCACTAATAGGTGTACCAATAAAAAATATCTTATATCTAGTTGGATGTAATGCAGGAATAACTGATTTATAGAAGTTATCATTAATAGTATTTTGAATTGCTTCAGAATTCTTAGCTTCATTTGTTGTAATATCATCTAGGATAACTATATCAGGTCTATGCCCTCTATACCTAACCCCCCTGATATTCGTACTAGCTCCATACCCTTTTAAGTCTAATTGAACACCATTAATATTCTTTAATTCCATTTCATTATCAGTTTTTCTAACGATCTCTAAGAACTGTTGTAATAAGGGACTCTTATCTATCTTACCAACTAAGTTCCTAAACATATTCTTAACTCCATTCTCCATAGAGTCCCCAATAAATGCTATGAAGTTTACTTTACCAAACCCTTCTAATCCACCTTTAACTGCAATGTACAGGATGTACCACTCCATTAATGTGGACTTAGCACTACCCCTGAATGACTCAATTAATACTTGTTTATCTTTACCAAAGTATTTATCAGCTAGCCTATAATGAATTTCAGCATTGGCATTATCCTCAACCGAACAAGCACGTATGAACGCAATAAACTCTAGACTTTCTTTCTTAGGAATATAATTTTCTTGCATACTTATCCTTTATTTTATTGTATTTACTTTCATCAGTACTAAGGTATTTAACACTTACATTGTATGATTCATCATCCCCATACGTATAAACTATCGCACACTTTAGATACTGTTCTATCTCTTGTGTAAACATATCTAATAGTAATTCATTCCCATCAGATTTAGGTACTTCGAACTTAACCTCAACCATCTTTAACTTATCCATAGTTTTAATTCTACTTTCACAAGTTACAGGACATGACTTTAGATTCTTATATACAACATTTATTAACCTATACTCTTGATCAATCTCCCACTTATCAATGAAGTAAACATTACCATGAGATATCGAAACACACTCATACTCTCCACCACTCTCACCTATAACATATACACCTTGTCCAATAGATCTTGGATGCATCATTCTTAATTCTTCTACCTCAAAATTAGGAATCAGCTCACCACCTAACCATCTAACTAACTTCCTAAACCATACCTTATTATTTAATTCTAATCTATCTATAAATAACATTATTCAACCTCACCATCTATAATTTCTTCTTCTTTAACTTTCATAGCACCTAATCTTTTTAAATCTATAGTTCCATCTTTTAATTGTTGTATACTACCCATAGCAAACTCAGCTAATTGAGCATTCAACTGCACCATAGCATCATCCTGTTTCAGACCAATATCAATAGACAACTTATGTTCTTCTGGTGGTTTAACATTAGCTAATATCTCTTTAGCTGCAGCAACTCTGGCCATTTCTGACCTACCATTAACCATAATATCACTTAATACATTTATAGCTCTATACGTTTCACCTTGAAACATTAAGTATAAACCTAACTGTGACTGTGTTAATATCTGTTTAACTAACGGTCTCTTTCTATATCTACTAGCTGCAGATGTCAACTCCTTATACTTAACAGAATTTGATGGAGCATCTAATCTCTCTCTAACAAACTCAGTATGAGAATGTGATTTCTTATACGCTTCTGTTAGATTATAATCCTCTGACTCAAGATATGCACAGAACTTAATTGCACACATATAGTCTTTTAAGTTAGCTTTATTCTGTTCCATTATATCTTTATACGTAACTAAAGCATCCATAAACTCATTCCCATCAAAGAATGGACTGTTATTTGCTTCATTAATTATATCAACTAATTCCTCAGTAATAGCCTCTTTCTTTCTAGGAAATAACTTCTTTAACTCTTCTACAGTTACTGAGTCTGCTGGTTTACTTACTATTCCAATTCTAGCCATTAAATTTCTCCTATATTTAAACTAACAGCATTAATCTTTAGCTCTCTCATCTTACTAGCAATACCATCTAATCCTATAAATAAATCAGCTTTCCTATCTATACACTTAGCATACACTCTAGCAATTAATTCATCTAACTCATAATCTAAATCATCTAATCTACAATCTATGTAGATTGCATGTATACTCGGAACCTCTAATCCCATTACACCTAGTAACTCTAAACATCCTTCATCTTCCTGAAGTCTATTATCTATCACAACATTCATTATCTCTCCTCTCAATATCTTTCAATATTCTATTTCTTTTTAACATATATTTAGACCATTCAAATTTAGTCCAAAACCATCTAGGTAAACAGTACTCAAAATCTAACTCTTCTAATTGGATTTCAAGATCTGTCTCTTCTTCTATACTACTCTTCTGTACTTTGAAGAACATCTTTATAAACCTCAAGTACTTTCTCTTTATCTACTAAGAACAACTCTGTAGAACCACTGAATGCTTTCTCAGGAGTATATTGCCACTCAGCTAAAGCATGATGACACTTAGTTTCCTTCTCAAATACATTACTAACTTCTTTATCTTTAACAACTTTAATAATAGGAGTTACTCGATATACATCAAAGTAACTACCAATTATCTGCAACATTCTCTGCTTACAACTATGACCACTAGCTTTACCTACTTTATAAACTAAGGTATCACCAATCATAATCTCTAGAATGTATAATCTATCTACATTATCAAAGTCTTTCTTAACTTTAAACCATGCTCCCATTAAAGTAATGCTACCTTAATCTCATTAGTACATATTTTACCTAATGCAGGATATGATGTATCTACCCAACTAATCCCATCATCATAGAACTTTGATGGTTGGTATGGTTGTTTTTGTATCAAACCTTTACAAACATGTCCAGTATATCCTTGGATTATCTCTCCACATGTTCTACATCTAGGACCAGATTCCTTCTTATGTTTCTCTAATAATTTAGTAAACTCCTCAGCATCTAACTTCTTACTTAACTCAGGTACACCTTTAGTCCCACATTCTCTACAAAACTTATCTTCTGTATTTGCTTGAGTACCACATTTATCACAAACTAATTTAACTATAAACATCTCTATTAACCTTTTTATTTTTATTATATCTAACTAACTCTTTATAATAACTTAACTAATGTACGTTACTACTTAAGCTTCATCTAATAATTGAAACTTTAAGTTTGCCATCTCTGAAAGAAGCATACTAATATGAGTCTCACCTAACATTTTTATTGCTTCCATATTTTCATAATACCAAGCTTTTCCTCTCTCAGTTTTAATAATAGCATCTGGATTCCACTGAATTCTTTCCGTGTCATTAACAATTAGTTTATCTTTCTCATCTATAACTTTAACAAACTTAGCTAATAGTTCTAATGATCTAGATGGTCTCTCCATGTTATCTAACTGCACTCTACTTTTCTTGTCTTCCATAAGTATATCTAGGATATCTTGTCTCCCATATCCCTTAATAGTTGCTGCATAACTAACTAATCTTTTGTCTACTTTCATAAATCTTGATGCATCTATCGCTGTCATCTTATATTTATTAACTAATTCTAATGCTTGTATAGCTTTCTGACTATTATCGTAGTCTCTTCCACTCATAATATTCTTATTACACATAACAATAATATCCTGCTCAGAAGTAGTATTATCTATATCAACACATCTAAGAGTAATATTTAATTCAGTAGCTACTCTAGTTCTATGTCTACCATCAACACACTTACCATCGAGCATAAGTACAGGATCTAATTGTCCTAATCTCTTTATATTTTCTTTAGTAGCTTCATACTCCAGCTCATTATGTAGTGGATTAAATACCACATATTTATCATCAAATACTACTGTAGTAGGATCTACTGTATAAACACTACTTACTTTCATTTCTTACATACCTTTCAACTAACTCAAGTATTACTTGTTCCATTGATTCTCTTCTACCTCTTTGCTCTGAAATTGCTTTCAATAATTCTGTTGTAGTTTTTCTAACTTTAATTGTTGTAATTTGTTCCATCGGAATTCCTTATGATTTAATATACAAAAGTATACCATCATACTACTTAGGAGTAGCTTAATGGTAAGATTGTTCCGAAATCGGATGACTCAATGTTCCGTATTCGGAATATCATATACTTATATTTATATAGAAGTCAGAAGTTCTGATAAACTTAAAGGAAGCTTAGGGCTATATGGAAATTTTTAAAATTTTGTAGAGGTGCTGTATCCGCTCTCAGACCCACTTGCCGATCGACTACCCCCCGGGTCAAATCTCAATGAGACTCCTTTTTCTCCAGCTTATTACCATCACCGCTTCGCACTCGCTCATCTCAACTGTCTCTATATGATCAACTGCTCTGTTCATTTGTAACCTTAAACTTTTTAGAGAACTATTCTCATACATTAACATAAGGAAGCCGAAATGGCAAGACAATCATTATTTGGAAGCGCAAAGCTATTCGTAGAAACATCTGTTGGTCTAACTGTAGATACTGTTGCATTAGTTAGAAATGAACTACAACATACTGCTAGACTTAACGGTCTTGAGAATGATATCGAGTTCGATGATACTGTACTATCTGCTATGCAATCTGTATTAGATGAACTAGCTAAGATACCAACAGCAGAACCTCAATCTAAAGCAGATGAGTTCAAAGCTAAAGTATTAAACAAAAGATTAGCTAAGTTAGAAGCATTAGTTTAATTGTCATTGTTGGTTCGGCTTAATCTAGTCGACCAACTTTAAACTTTCTAGAGATTAATTCTCATATTTTAAATAAGGATTTCGTAATGAAAACAACAACTACAACTCAAACTCCAGTTGCTCCAGTAGCTAACCCTATCGTATCATATATTGTTAAAGTATTTGATGGTGTATTCAGTGAATCTGATATTCAAACTAACAGAAAATATTGTTTCTATAGAATTGCTAACTTTGAATCTCCAAAAACTAAAGTAAGATTAAATACTATCTTAAATGAAGATGAGATTGGCGAAATTATCAATGAGTTATCTACTCTACAATTCAATAGAAAACTAGCTCAAAGAGTTGCTCGTGCAGGCGAGGCATCATTCTAAGCAGAGGCCTTCGGGCTTCTCCTTTTTCCCTATCATCACAGCCTGTCGGCTATTCCTACTTCCATTTGTACCATCACTATTTGGATAGTCTAATCATTTCAGCTCCTCATCCTCAATCCACTTTAATCTTTTTAGCATTCAGATTTAGTCAAATTCATCTGGATAATCTAACTTAAAACAGGAGAATACAATGGAAACAGTATACGAAGTATACAATTATGCATTAGGAGCTAGTCAAATGATGACTCAGGAACAAATAAACAATCTAACAATTGCAGATGTTAAATCTGGAAACTTAGAAGTAATAGAAGAACACAATACGGAGGTGTCAAATGGCTAAGAGAAAATTATTCGGAAGTGTAATCGCACTTGCAGAAACAACTATAGAAAAAGCAGAGTCAGTAGTATACGAAGGTTTATCATCAATCGAGTATGGTGCTAAAGCAATGACAAATGTAATTGAGGAATTTCATAATGATACAATGCTTGATGTACTTGATTCAAGATTAGCACTTGCAAACAAACTACATTCTGTAAATTCTCAACTTAAAACATTAGGCTTCAATAACGCAAGTGACGAGGGAGTTTTATCTATCTCTAGAAGACCTCAACCTAACGTACACAAGTTAACAATTCCACATCAATCTCAATCAACTCAAGTTGAGCAGGAGACAATCTAAATAGATAACGAGAGGAGAGCGTAGTCTCTCTTCAAAGGTATTTATACCATAATTAACAAAACAAAGGAAAGAACAATGGCAGAATTAACATTTGCAGACAGATTAGCACAAGCGAGAGCTAAAAACTTAGCTAACAACACAGACACTAGATTAAAGTCAGATGTTGCAATTAACGATGCTTTAAAGAGAGAGTCAGTTAAAACAATGTCAACAATCATCTTAGGATTAGCTGAAGAACTAAACTTAGATAGCGAGAAACTAGAGAGAAGAATCGAGCAAGCAAGAAGAAGTAAATACGGAAGAATTTGTGAGTTAATGTCAATCGTTGCATCAATCTATGCGTGGCCAATCAGCCAAAATACTCAAGCATCTGAGATTCCAGAAATCAGAGAGAGAATGTTAGATTACTTAACAACTCTTAACATATCAGTAGACGGAGACTTACTATTAGATATGAAAGAAGCTAAAGGTCATAACTCATTCCTTGACGAATCAACATTCGAAGTAGTAGCTGGAGTAGAACCAATCTATGACGAACTAGAGTATTACTACTTAACATTCGCATCAGCTTGCAACATCTCAATCATCGACTACAAAATGAACGAAACAGTATGGGACAAGATGGAAACATCAGCAATCCAAGCAGTACAAGCAAGTCTTGAGGCCGCTCAAACAGCATTAGCTAAGAAAAGAGAAATGGAAGAAGAACTAAACAAAGCAGTTCAAGAAGGAGATGTAGCGTAAGCTACTCTCTTATCGGATACATATGAAAATAGTAAGATTAACAAAACATCAAGCTCAACAGCTTAACATTAAATCAGCTCATCTAAATGAGAAATGTACAGGAAGAATCTGTAGTGCTAAAACATACCCAGGAGTAAAACAACCTGATAAGTGTGCACAAACAACAAGAGTGTCAATCTAACTCTATTACTTGCAACAAGGATAAACAAAATGATTACAAAATTAATAAAGGATAGCTTACCAGAAGCTAATAGAAACTACCTTAGGTTACAAGACCCAAAGACTCAAGAAGTATTAAATGCTATTGAATGGAATTGGGTTAATGGTAACAAAGGATTATCAGTACCATATTGGGCACAACAAGTTACTAATGCACACCTAGAAAGAGTACTATATGCTCTATCAGATGCAAATTGGGTAACAACTAGAGCTAATGCTAGAATGAGATGGGGAGAATTCTCTCTAAACCAAACTACATTAGACAAACATTTAACTCAAGCAGAACAATTAGCTTACAAAACTAAAGTTAGAATCAAAAAGTATGCTATGAGAAACATCGAAGACTTAACTACAGATATGGTTAAGACTCCAACAGGTTATAGAAAGACAGGATTAATAAGAGAAGGATTTGCTAAATGCTCTAACGAAGTATTTAAACTAGATGTTATGCCATTAGTTAAATACTATGATGCAGTACTAGCTAACCTAACTAAATCTATGGATAAAATCATTGAGAAGTATCCATCTATCAAACTAGACGAAACATCTTACTCTGTAATCTCTAAAGAACTATTAGATTACTATATCTTCAACAGTAACAATGAATACAACCTTGAAGGTAATGTATCAGACTCTAGAGGTAGAGCAATCTACAATGCACTATCAAGAGTAGGTAATCCTATCGCTTGTAAAGACATCAGAGCTTGTCTAGTATCAACTAAACCTGTAGTTATCTCTCCATCATCAACAGCAGAACTAAAAGACATCTATCTATTCATAGCTGAATTAGCTGGTGAGAAACACTGCAAATCGTGGAATCAAAAAGCATTAGCTGGTCGTATGGCTTACTCAAGAAGACAATTACACGACTTAGACCTAACAGACATCGAAGACAGAAAAGAGTTACACGAGAACATTTGGCTTGAGAGAATCTACCACGCATTAGATGTAATGCACGAGAATGGTTCAATCCTTTGGGATATTCCATTAGAAATCGATGCTACTATGTCATTAGCTCAAGTAGTTGGTACATTAACTAATGATTACAGACTACTTAACAGAACTAATGTTATCAATCCAGACGAACTACTAGATGCATGGCACGTAGATGGTGTACCAAGACTACATACGAAAACTGTAGGTACTCCTACATTCTATGGTTCAGCTCAAACAGCTACATCGCTATTGAGAAAGAAAAAGCTAAGCTACACAAGAGACCACGTTAAAATCCTTAACAAGGAATTCAGTAAAGGTGCATTCGGTGTAATCAAAGCATTCAAAGACTTCCTAATCCAACATTCGAATGTACTTACTCCATCAATCCAAATGGACATTTGGGACGACCTATTCGAAGTAGAAGTTAACAAATTCAAACCAGCAGGTGCTGAGTTAAACGCATACACAGTATGGGATACTCAGTCAAACAGACCAGTAACATTCCTTAACCACGAACCTATCCTAGTTCCAAACTACGAGAGATTCAGACTATACTTCCCAACGGGACTAGTACACAATCTAGACTCTCAACTTATGAACAAAACATTACTAATGTTAGGTGATGAGTGGGCTATTGCTATCCACGATGCAATACTATGTATGCCAGGAAGCAAAGCAAGACAATGTTATGTATCAGTATTGGAAGAACTAAGAAAACATAGACATACAATACTAAGAAACTACAAAGAATCAATTGGTGCCACATCGCTATCAGCAGAGATTGCGTGGGCTAAACTATTAGAAATAACGGAGCAATGTCCAGCAGACATCCCGTTCTCAGAGTCAGCACTTAAGTAGTGCTACTCTCATATTAAATAAGGAAAAACAAATGGCAATTTACACAGCAAAACTAGTAACAGACAAATTCAGAGATGTGAAAACAGGCTCTCCTAAGATACTACTTGAGAAAGTAATCATCAAAGACGGAGAAGAATTCAGAGACCACTGTTATGTTAAAGTAAACGGTAACATCCAAAGAAAACTTAACTGTATGAGACCAGGGCACAAATTCGTAATCCAATTCGAAGCTGATACAGTAGAGTATCTAAGAAGAGGAGTTGAGAAGGCTCAAACTCTTGACAACATTAGAAACATAAAAGTATTAGGTAGGGCGTAAGCCTTCCCTAACTTCTTTTTTCTTTTTTCTTGTTCTACTGGATAGTTCCACAATAGGAACAATGACAATTTTAATTAAAGGAATAATAATGCAATCTAATATAATATTTCAGAAATATAATTGGAATCCTAAAGAGAAAACTCTTCTAAAAAAGTTAGATGTATGGTCTAAAATAGTAGAAGAAATGGTTAATGCTAAGCATTTTGCTTGTAGTTATACAGGCTTAGATATTATACTAATCGATAGCTTTATGTGGAGAACTTCAATTTATGGTTATGATTTCTGGTGTGATATAGATAATAAACTAGATGAACTAAAAGGAGAATAACATGAACCCAGCAATATACCTTGCTATAGCTTTCTATATAGTTCCTATGATACTAACTTTCGTATTTTTATTTATTATGAATAGGTATAAGATAGACTCTCCTACAACTCTAGGACAAGCTTTAGCTATGTCTTGTTTACCATTCTTAAATGTAATTGTACTTATGGCTTGCTTAGTTACAATAATCCCATATTATTTAAAATTCTCTACTAATTGGAAAAGATTAAACACTTGGTTCTTACAAGGAAGAGATAAAAAATGAATTACAAACTATTACTTCAATTAGAAATGGAAGAGACAAAACGCTTACGAGAAGAGTTAGCTCTTACTAAACTCAAACTAGAAGTAGCTGAGAGTAGAATCAAACGAACTCCTTCTATTCCAACTAATGATGTTTATAATATCATAATTAGTAATTCATCTCATTTTTCAATAAAGGCTTAATATGTCATTCTTTATATTTGTAGTCGTAGTTATAGGTGTTCTAATTTACTTAGATAATAAACCTAAAGTACAATTTAAATCTAGACCATACACAAAAAGAACTAGAGATACTGATAAACCATTAGATGATCAAACTAACTTATTCATATTCTTATCAAATAAGAAGGGTTATCTTCAATCTGATGTTTGGCAAGGAAAACGTAAAGCAGTATTAAAACGAGACAAGCATACATGTCAATGTTGTGGAGCAACAGAAGTATCTTTACATGTCCATCACTTACGTGAATACAATCGATTAGGTACTGAATCATTATCATCATTAATTAGTTTATGTGGTCCATGTCATCAATTCCAGCATGATACTTTAGGCTATCCACAAACATTCAAACAATACATGGAATGGAACGTACCATTAATCAAAAGGAATTAAAATGCACATCCGTAAACTCTCTGAAGTTCTAACAGCCTCAGGATTAGGAGTATTCCTAGTTACAGGACTTACAGGATGTGACCGTAACATTTGTGATGAAGATAAAAATCATCTAACTCAACGTGAGCAACTAGCTCAAAAGGAATGTAAAGAAGACACAGTAATCATTTCAAATGCTTCATCTTCAGCACATTCTTCAGGCTTCTTTATGCCTATACATACATCATCTTACCATTCATCTGGTGGATAAATTTAATTAAGGAGACATTATGTCGAAAACAACTAGAACTATCATTAAAGCTATTCTTATTACAATAGCTCTACAAATTATACCATTCTATTTAAACTTCCTATATTATGGAGTTATTACATTCGGAGATGGATTAGCTGTATTATCAGGTACTTGTGTAATTATCAATGGAATAATTATTGGTGCATTATTTGCAATTAACGATTAAGGAAAATTATGAAAATCTTATTATCAATAATTACAGCTTTATTTTTTACAGCTTGTAATGATTCATTTATGAAATCTTATAATGATTTAGCTGAAGAAGCTGTTACATCATTAGAATACTCTCCAGACTGTGTTGCTTATGCAAAACCAACTAACTCAAGTATCAAAATTACTCAGGAAGGCTACACTAGATTCATAGTTAAACTAGAAGCTTGTAAGACTCGAGAAATGTTTGATGGTTTTGCCAACTAAGGATAAACAATGATAGACGGAAGTAGATTAGAAAAAGGACAAACTGGATTTGTAATACATGAATTTAAAGCAATACCAGTTACAATTAGTTCAGTAGAAGACATAGCTTATCATGGAACACCTTGCTATAAATTCCATTGCAAAGAAATCAATAATGAGTCTTTCTGGGAGTTATACACTGAGAAAGAAGCATATGAAAAATTATTATCTATGGCAATTAAAGGTAAACAAACCATTCAAGAAAACATAGATAAAGAAAAATCAAAGAAAAGATATATTAAAGAACGAATTAATAACATCAAAATTATATTAGAAGGATTACAATGATAACAGATTTAAAACCAGGTGATAAAGTATTATTACACACAGAATCATTCTTAAGAGAAAAATATACAAGAGCAGCTGTTTATGACATGATTTACAGACCAGAAGTAGGTTTATACCTAGGTAAAGAAGTAACTATTAGAGAATTTACAAAATATAAAGAACCTTCTTTTTATATTGAAGGAACATCAGTTATAATTGAAGTAAGAATGGTAAAAGAAAAAATAACACAAGAAGAAAAAGGAAATACAATGAATAGTTTAAAATTAAGAGCATTCGAAGAAATGTTAAAAATGGCTTTACCAATGCCATTAGAATTTGGTGCAAGTATCCCAGCAAGAGGATGTGGTAAATCATTTATGATGGACACAATGTTAAAAGCTATGACTGCTGCTAAACCAGCTAGAACAAAATACTTAACACTTAACGTAGTTAATGGTCAAGCAAACGTTAAAGAAATGATTCATCAAGCATACTTTGCAGAAATCAAAGATCCAAGACCATTTATCCAAGACATGTTGAAAAGAGAACTAACTAGATTATATACATATCTAGAAACAATTGCTCCTTTAAAATCAAACTTAGGTTTCAACTTAAAACTTAGAGGAATGTTTGAAGCGTTACAAGATATAGCTAAGAAACCAGTTAAATCAATGACTACTGAAGATGCTGTTAGAGTTTATGAATTCCAAAAAGAATACGATAACTATCAAGCTGCAGTTCAAGCTAACAACGGTGTATGTCCATATCAATGGATTGAAGCTCATTTAACACATGACAATTTAAACACACCAAAAATAGTTACTTTATTTGCTTCAAATAAAATTCAAATATTAATCAAAAATGGATTATTAATCTATAGAGAAGAATCACCAAAAGCTAACTACAGATTTGAATTAGAAATCAAATTCTCAGTAGCTGATAACAAATTCTCATTATAAAACACAAACAAAAGGAAAAACAAAATGTCAAACGCAGTAAAACTTTCAGCACCAGCTCATCATGATGAAAGAGAAGAATCAGATCCATTAGCAGATGCTATTGATCAAGCAAGCGGTTTAGTAATTCAATTTACTACATTCAACGGAATGGTCCAAATCTCTCAGATTGATCCAAACAGTACAACAGACCATCTAAGACCAGGTGTATACACACTTAGATACAGTATGATGTCAGGTTTCTACTTAGAAGTAGAACACACACCTAAGATTCCTTCAGAATTATATGGTAACGTAGTTGAAAGAGCTGATTTAATTATCAACACTTACAAAGACAGATCAGTATCAACAGGTGTATTAGCTATCGGTAACAAAGGTTCAGGTAAAACATTATTAACAACTATTATCTCAAGCAAGTTAGTTGCTGATGGTGTTCCAGTAATCTTAATTCCAGCTGGCTACTCAGGTGCAGGATTCAACTCATTCTTAGCTCACTTAGGTAATTGTTGTTTAATCTTCGATGAATTCGCTAAGCTTTATGACAACGATAAGAATGCTCAAAACGACTTATTAACTCTATTCGATGGAACTAAGAGTACAAAAAGATTAATTCTTTTAACTGAGAACGATGAGTACAATATCAATTCATTCCTATTAGGAAGACCAGGAAGAATCCTATATAAATTCAACTATGGAGCATTAGCTTTAGAAGTTGTTGAAGAAGTATTAGATGCAAATGGTATCAAAGACGAAGCTAAAGCTCAAATGTTACATTATTCAACTGACATCGATGGTATGTCTATGGACATCTTAAAAGCATTAATCGATGAACATTTAAGATACCCTGAAACTGACTTAAAAGACATCGTTGAAAGACTTAACGTTACGACTACATCATCATTCACTAAGTACGAGTTCATTCCAGAGAAAATCGAGCTATCAGATGCTGGTAAAGAAATCGGTATTGATGATATCGTAGTTAACGGACAACACGTTTACATGATAACTAAAGAACAAAAAGCTTCAGAAATCAAGTATTACACAATGGAAAAATTCTCTGACGGAGAAAAGAATCCAGAGTATGATCCAAACTTCAAATTCGATCTATTAACATCTGATTATAGAATGTCATTCGGAATCAGAAAAGACAAACCTAAAGCAGTTAAAGATGGTAAGTACTTATACTTACTTGAGTACGCTTCAGTTGTCGGAGAATGGAAAGAAATAAGACCTGTCTACAACTATGGCGGACTATTCTAAGAGGGAGCAATCCCTCTATCTTAATTAAGGATTAACAATGTTTGAAACATTATTTGTACTACTAGTACTATTTCAAATCAAGCACTTCGCTGCTGATTTCCCGTTACAAACTCAATACATGCTTGGCAAGTTCAAACCTGATGGTTGGATACTACCATTATCATTCCATTCAGCAGTTCATGCATTTATGACAGCTACTATAGCTATTATGTTTGCTAACTCATTATACGTAATCATATTCGTTACAATCGTTGATTTCATCATTCATTTCATTATGGATAGAATCAAAGCCTCTCCAGACTTATTAGGTAGATGGAATCCAACTCAATCTATGTTCTGGAATATGGTAGGTATTGATCAAATGGTTCACCATTTAACTCATTACTTCATCATTTACATTATTATAACTAGAGGTTAACATGCCTTCATTTATTATCAAGCAATTCGCAGCAACTGGTTCACCTATTTTACAAGACCATAGTACGAGACTATCTACACCAGACAACCTATTAACTCTAATAGACATGTCTAATTCAATCATTAAACCTGGAGATTGTTACTTAGTTACTATATCTAAGATAGGTGCCGAACAAATCATTATCAAAGGAGACAGCAATGTCGAAGAAAAAGAAAAACAAGAAGAAAGTCAAAATGATTCATCAGATGACGGCGTATCTGGAGACTGAACTTAGACAAGCTAAGACTACTTTAGACAACGGATGCTTTGAGCATAATTCTGTTGTTGAGGAAGCTGTAGCCAAAGCTAACGTTGATACTTTAACTAAAGTTTTAGAAAAGGCTAAGTCTATACAATTACCTTTTTAGGAGGTTCAATGAAACCATTTAACCCTGATTTAAAAGCAGACCTTACTGCTGTTGGAGGAATCTATACAATCATCATAGTTTTATCTATGTGGATTCACTCTAATTATAAACTTCAACACGAACTTACTCAACTCAAAGCTGATTATTTTCAAGCTAAAGTTCTTGTAGTTGAACTAGACTCAACAAACACATCTCTACACGAAGCTCTCATCAGCTTAAACAAGTCTTATGATGAAGTGGAGAGCAAAGCAAACTACTTCCAGAAACTCTCTGGACTAAAGGAAGATCTCCGGAGCTATTCCCTCGAAGACCAAGCCACAGGTTATGCCTTAGGTTGGACTGAAACTGAGTGGAACTATTATGCTACTCACAATTCTGCAGCTCAAGGTATCTGTGGAGTTATGCCCTTATGGCATCCATATCTCCACGACTTAGGTATCAAACCTAATTCAATCGAAGCCTGTATTGCAATCTACAACTTCTACTTAGACCAAACTGGTTCTAATACGAAAGCTGTTAAGAATTACAAAGGTATCGAATCAAAAAAATACGAATGGTTAATAAAACACACATTATACCTTCGACAATACATATTAAAAAGACTTAAAGAACAATAATGAAACTATTTATTTCAAGAATTTATGCAACTATCTTGGCTTTCTGGCATGGTGGAGATATTCACTATCGATACATCAATAAAAAAGGTTACTGGGAATTTGAAATTTATTTCTATTATGGATTTATGCTTCGAAAAGTCTTATACAAAACGAAAGGTCTTAGATGACAATTACAAAAGACAATATAAGAGATTTTGCTATCCAAAGAGTAGAATCTAAAACTATTAGAGAACAAGCAATTCTAGCTCTTCAAAAATTAGGAGAGAAAACAATCGCTATTAGAGATACAGCATTCATGAATGAAGCCTGTAAAGATTCTTACTTTATTTATCACAGTGGAGATAGATATTGGTCTTCATATAGTGTAATTGGGAAAAGAACAGAAATAACTCCATCAGAGTTCTTAAAAGCTATAGCTCATCTATTACTATCAACTAATCCTAGAGATTACGCAATCGAAACTATTGGTGATGCTCTAATTAGACAACAAGTTATTGAGGCTCTTAATGCAGCTAATGAACCTATGCATAGCTCAGCTACAAAACACTTTATTAATAACTCATTAAATACTGGTTCAGGTTTGTTTTTTTACAATGGTAATTGGAGCTATGCTTCAACAATTCCCACTAGAACAATAGTTACTCCTGAAAGTTTCTTAAAAATGCACAATGCAGGTAAATTCGTTTACGAAGCTAGACCTAAGTCACTTACAGTATTAGATCAATTCTTAGCTGGACCAATTCCAACTGATAATAGATTTATCAAGTATGTTCATCAAAACAAACTTGGTGAAGAACTACTAAAAGTTATTGAAGACGGTAAAGGAGTAAACAGACATTACCCTTACGCTTCCGGAAAAAATATAGACTTTAATATTATGTTCTGTTGGGATAGAACACCTCAAGGACCTACATTCTGGAGTAGACATCATAGCAAATCTGGATGTTCAGTTGATGGTGGATTATTAACGAAATATTTAGAAGCTTACAAAGAAGCTAGATCTGGAGTTATGCCAAAAGCAGTAGAAAATATGACTAATCCAATAAAAAAACTTCCATCAGTAGTAGCTGGTCAAATCTATACATATAACAAAACAAAAACTAAATACAGAGTTAGAGTAGCTTCAGTTAGTTCAAACTCATATACATTAGAAACTTTAACAACTAATCGTACAGCTGATTGGTGTAAAAATATCTCTTTAGATAGAGTTCATGAAATCTTTACATTACATACAGATATCCCTTCAGCTCCATCTCCAAGCTGTCCTGAAGCTACTACTCCATTCAAAGTAGGGGATATGGTTAGAATAAGACATGACGCAAAAATAGACGAAGTATATGGAAGTAAAATACCTATAACTTTATTACGTGCTATGTATTTCTCAGGAACTAAAAAAATAGATAAAATCCACAAAGATTATTGTAGAATAAGTGGATTTGGATATGCATACGAAATGATAGAACCAGCAGTTGAAGAAGATTTACCACTACAAATAATGAGAGATGCAATAACTAGTATAAAAACATCTACAGCACCAGTTATAGGTCCAAAACTAGATCAAGTAGTAGATGGGACAATAAGTATGTGTACACTATCTAAAATAGGTACTCCAATTTATTTCGATTCAACAGCAGCAATAAGTGTAGGAGCATTAGCTTCTAGAACAGAATTAACCCCAACAAAAGGAAAACCAATGCCAAAAACATTAAAAGATAACGCAGTAGAATTAGTACAAGAAAACAAAGCAGCAGCATTTACAGCAGCTGAAATCAAAGCAGGTCAAATCATTAACAAACAAGCTATCAGCTTAATCAAACCAAAATTACCAATGATGGTTAGAGGTTATGCAGATTCTCCAGTAGCATCAGTTGTATTAGCTAACGTAGTTGCTTTAGGTTTAAAACACTACGCAGCAGGAAACAAAAAATTAGAGAAAATCTCTGAGTTAATGATTGCAGGTGCAGCATTCGATTCAATCGACGCTTTAAACATTGATGGAATCGTTAATGATTTCATTGCTGGATTAAAATTACCAGCTGGTGTAGAAATCGAATAAGGATTTCCTATGCCAACAGTAACTCCAGTAGTTAGACCTAGAGGTAGACCAAGAAAGTCTGCAGTAACTCTAGGAGCAAAAACTACAGTTAGAACAACAGCTAAAAGAGCTATCAAAGATTCAGTACACTCAGCAATCCCTAATAAACTTCTAGCAGGAGTTATAATAGCAGGATTAGGAGCTATTGTCTCTTTTTATTTAAACAAAAAGTAGTAACAAATGATTATATCATCAATTCAAGCAACATTATTCACAATCCTATTCATTAGTTGGTTTAAACCATCATTAAGAAAATGGGAACCATACTTATTAATTACAATCATTGTAGTTAATACAATTTCAGTTATCGTTTCAACAAACCTGATCGTATCATTAGTTGATGGGTTCGGTGCATGTGTAATTGGGTATATTCTTTATAAAGATTACATTAGAAACTTAAAGTAAACAAATCCTTAGTGGCGGAAGATAGACGCATAAGATTATACGTTAATCAGATAACGTATGTACATAGGTGAAAGTCCTATGTCTAAGGTTCAAGCATATTTATACCTCCTTTCAAGAAATCTGTGAGAGGTAGTCTAGGCAACTACCTCGTATGCACACTTCGTCTAAGGGTAGGACACCACGGTCGCTCCGTAGGAAATGCAGGGTTCGACTCCCTCATTGTGCACACTTTAGGAACTACAACAATCAAACAAGTTTTTTCATTCGGCTGAGTCTCCGTTATGACTCACCCTTATATATTCAGTCCAGCTCTCATCTTCGACACCGGTTATTGAGAGTTGTGCTGAGTATACAAGAATAATTTTAATACACACTATGTTAGCAATATCATCTAACTGGTTAGGATTCCGGCAACTGAGCTGGCCATGTAGGATCGTACCCTACTATTGACTTTCATAGGCAGTATTAACATTATAGGAAATATACACACATATTTAAAACTAAAACCGAGTAACACGGTTAACAAACAAGCATATAATGGAAGTTAGGATAGACGACGTGAAGTCCGTATATACTACCGATCTTAGGCATTGCGCCGTACAGATTGTAGTCGTAGAATTATATCGACGCACTAATGGAAATTATATGCATTGTACTCAAATTTAATTAAGGAATTATCATGGAACTTATTTGCACACTTATTACAACAATACTATTAGTAGGTGTTATAATCATTTTTAGTCTACTTGTAGACAACAAATCAACTCCAATCGAAGAACCTAAACCCTTCGAACCTAAGCCAGCAGAACCAAAACCTATGCGAACAACAGCTAAGTCTTTATACGCAAACCCACCAGTTTACAGTTATGCTACTTCAGACTTAGTATCTCCAGCTCTTACAGCTGCTGTACTAGCAACAGAACTAACTGAATCTAAACCCTACATTCGAGAATCTCAGTATGAATCAATAACTGATGATTCAGAGACTTACAGAACAACTTTCTGTGATTCATCATCAAGCTACTCTAGTAGTTCTTGTTCAGATTCAAGTTCAAGCTCATCATCAGGAGGATGTGACTAATATTTAATATTAATACAAATAAAACTTGGCAAGAATGTCAAATAAAGGAAGAATAAAATGAAAGTAACATTAAATTCATATACACCATTAGTTGTATGTTCGAATGCAATTAGAGAATGCTGGCAATCTCAAGATAAGTCAGATAATGGTGGAGAAAAGGACTTAGCTCTAATCGATAGAGTAGGTAATCAATTTAAACACTCTTCAACATTAGAACATTTAACATATTCGTTCACAATTGAAGGGATCTCAAGAGCTTGTTTACAAGAATTAGCAAGACATAGAATGACTTCATTATCAGTTAAATCAACACGATATACACTAAAAGAATTAAAATCTGAAGAACCATTCGCATTGAATGATTTCAAACGAGCAGAACAATATATAGTTTTAACAAACAATACTAATGTTGATAATGCTTCAATATCTGCTTTAAATAACCTACGAAATGTATTAGTTGAAGGTACTTCTAATGATATCGCTAAGTATTGTTTACCAGAAGCTTATAAAACATCTCTTGCTTGGACTCTAAATGCTAGGAGTTTACAAAACTTTTTAACATTAAGATCATCTAAAGCTGCACTATGGGAAATAAGAAACTTAGCTTCAGCTATCTATTTATCATTACCAGAAGATCATAAATTTTTATTTATTAATTCTGGTGAAATCAGAGAAGTAGCAACAGCTATGCAATCTCTAATACAATAAGGAAAACACAATGAAAAAATCATTATTAGCGGCTGCAATCGCAGCAGCATTATCCCTACAAGCATTCGCTGCAGATACTCCTATGATTATCTCAACAGGAGCTAAAGACAAATCATACTATCCAATGGGTATGAACATCAAACAACTTATGCCTTCAAGAGACAAAGTTGAAGTTATCCCTTCAAAAGGATCATTAGAAAACATCGAAAACGTATTATCTGGTAAAGCTAACGTAGCTTTAACATTCGCTGATGCTTATGCTTATAGTATGAAGAAAAACCCAGACGTTAAGAAACTTGAGATCATCGGTTCTCTTGGTAAGGGATGTCTATACGCTACAGTATCTAAGACTGGTAAAATCAAATCTGACCAAGACTTACAAAAAGAGTCAGTTAGAGTTGCAATCGGAAAAGAAGGAGCAGGATCAAACGCTACATGGAAATACATGAGCATCTTAGAACCTGGATTCGCTAAAGCTGCAACTTTTGAGAAAGGTGATGCATTAGCTATGAGTAAATTATTATCAAACTCTGATGACAAGTACGACGCAGTTTTACAAATGCAAGCTCCAAGTACTGACAATTCATTAGTTTTAGATGTATTAGCAGCTAACAGTCAATTAACATTCCTACCTATTAAAGACTGGGATCTAAACAACAAACTTCCTAACGGAAAAGCAGTATACACATTCGAAAATATCGAATTAACTAAAGGGATGTTCAATCAAACTTTAGACACAATCTGTACTGATACATTAGTTATTGCAGATCCAAATGCCTTATCTGAAGATCAGATGGAAGACTTAGCTAACATCCTTATGAAACAAGCTAACGCTATTCTTAAAACTAAGTAGTTACTATGAAGAAAATAATTCTATTACTAATCTCATTAGTTATCATAGCAAACGCAGGTTGGGTTACTTCAATCCAATCTTTCACTGACCCTAAAGTTGAAACTCAAAAGAGACAACTAGACACTTATGGTCAAAATCCTCGTGCATACGTATTCACAGTTGAAGCAAAAGACGGAGCTAAAACTCCTATGCAATGTGTAATCGTGTATACTGAGCAAGACTTAGGAGAAAAAGGTCCTAAATCTACAGCTCCAGTTATGCAATGTATCAAGTTGGAGAAATAATGTCTAAAATCATGCATTTTAGAATAGCTAAAGAAGATATAGCTGAAAAACTACCTAAAGAACTAAGAGAAACATTCAACACTCGTGTTCAATATACTCTTAATATCTTAGGACAAGAGACAATGTCAATCGAAGGATTAGCTATCATAGCTGCTGACGTTGTCTCTAACGTTAAGTAGTTCTAGACGTCAGCCAGTTCGTGACTGGCCTACTTAACAAGGGATATCTGAAAACTAGCTCACCCTTCAAAGAGAGTAGACATAGAACTCTATGTCAACATTTTGTTTTTTTCATATGTGTTTTTTCCGGTAGTGCAGGTGTTATCCTTTCTTATCTGCACTACTAATGCCTAAGTGTTGGAACTGGTATACATCTCGGTCTTAGAAACCGAGGCCCTTACGGGATTGTGAGTTCGAATCTCACCTTAGGCACCATTTATATTGCGGGATGTAGCAGTCCGGTAGCTTGCGAGGCTCATAACCTCGATGTCGTTGGTTCAAATCCAACTCCCGCAACCATTATACCTTCCAGTAGTCTGAGAGGCAAGGCTTACTAGTTACCCAGTCAATAGCATTTATGATTCAATGTGCTAAACACCTAGTTTAGAGATAGTAGGTTTGAATCCTTCAGAGTAAGCACTAGTAGTAACAGGTTCAAATCCTGTCTGGAAGTATCGACTATAGTCAAAGGTCTTGTGGAAACCTAACTAATTCCACACTTATGCCCCCATTAGCTCAGCGGTAGAGCACGTAGCAAACAACTGAATTCAGCTGAATTCATACAGCATACACTTTATAGCATATCCTTATAAGATCGTGGTCATCGGTTCGAATCCGATATGGGGGCCCATTCTCAAACGTCAAGAGCTGAATATGGTAATAGCGGATACAGCAGGATCTAGTATGGTTTTAGATACAGACAGCAATTCATTCTAAACTTTTTATTGCGAACAAAACGAAGAGAGTTCGAATCTCTCCCTTGACACCGGGCCTAACCAGCCCACCTTAATTTTCAACTCAATACTCTTTCAGTATTGACTTGAGATTTAATCACCCTCAGGCTCTACAGCCAAACAGTAGGTAATTTTATCCGTTTCTACTCTTAAATAAACGGTTTATGTTTAAAGAAATTCATATGGAATTTCTTAGTCGTAGAAGTTGATTACTTCTACGCAGCTACCTTAATCTCTTCAGAGTACATACAGCAAATCATAAACGCAAAAATAATCGGTATTTTACAAGCAAACACATGTACTCTGCAGAGCTTAAGCTCTACGGATTTAATCCAAAGGTCTGATGTAAACCTCATCCGTAAATTACATTGACATTTTCATTTTTTCTCCTTTCAAGGATTACACCCATCGGTAGGATGGTGGGTGTTTTCTAATTCTTTAATGAATACCCTATATTTTATTTGAGAGTTAGATACTCAATTTTACACCATCAAGGACAAACAATGGTAAGAACAAACAAAACTACAGTAGCTGGAATCATTTTAACTAATGCTCAGTTATTCACACACGGTACAACATTCTCTGCAGACGTATTAGACACAATGTTCGGAATTCAATTACCAACAGTACCAGCTAATGATCCATTAGTATCACACTTCTTAATCAACAGAAGAAATCTTCAAAGATTAACAGCGTATACTAAGCTTAACAAACAATTAGCTGAGAGAGGATTATCAATCACTCAATCAACAACTAATTATGTTACTTCTTATAGTATCAGAACAGTTCCAGAATTACCAAAAGCTGTAGTTTACTACAGAAGAAAAGGTAAGAGAGCTTTAAAAAGATCAAGAATCTTAGGTCAAGCTTACAATCAATTAGCAATCCCAGGTATCGAGTAATCGATGCTTGGTACATTAAGTAGGATTGCCACAGGCGTAGCTAATATAGCTTCAACCACTATTAACAATACATTAATAAACATAGAAAACAGGATAAACACAATGTCAATTCAAGACACATCAAACACAGTAGTATTAACTAAAGGTGTTAACATTTCATTAGAAAAAGCAATCTCAGAAGGATTAACTGACGCAGCAGTTGGATTAGCTTGGGACGAAATCGTTGGAGCATCAGACTTCGATGCAGACTCATTAGCAGTTATGTTAGACGCAGACGGTAAACTAGTTGCAGATGGAACAGTATACTACGGTTTAGCATCATCAGGTGGAGCACCATTCAAATCTAAAGATGGTTCAATCTCTCATTCAGGTGATAACTTAACTGGTAAAGGTTCAGGAGATGACGAAACATTAACTGTATCATTAAACTCAGTTCCAGCTAACGTAGCTAAAATCAACATCATCATCAACATTCATGCAGCAAAAGAAAGAGGACAAAACTTCGGTCAAGTTCCATCATGCAAAGCTAGAATGTATAACAAAAATACTGGTGAAGTATTAGGTAAGTACGACTTAGTTGAAGACTTCTCAGCAGCAACAGCAGTTGAAGTATGTCAATTCTACAGATACGAAGGTACTTGGAAGTTCAAAGCGTTAGGTAATGCTTTAACAGGTAACTTACAAGAAATCGTTGCTAAATACAAATAATGAGACATTATCTTTTAGCTAACATCTTATTAGCGGTTGCAGTTGCATGGTCATTCCTATACGGAGGCTATGCAGCTCTATTAACGGTTTTAATGCTATGTGCATTAGAAGTATCAGTATCATTCGACAATGCAGTCGTAAACGCTAAGGTCTTAGGAACTATGGAAACTAAGTGGAGACAAAGATTCATAACTTTTGGTATCCCCGTAGCCGTATTTGGTATGAGATTACTCTTCCCAATCCTAATCGTATCTTTAGCTGCTGGTATCTCGATGTATGACGCAGGTAACATGGCTTTAACAAACCCTCAAGCCTACCACCACGCTCTAGAAGCGAATGAACACACAATCTTTGCATTTGGTGGATCATTCTTACTAATGGTATTCTTATCTTTCATCTTCGATGCTGAGAAAGAAACTCATTGGATTAAGCCAATCGAATCTAACAAACTAACTTTAGCTTTATGTCAGGTTCCATCTATTAGCTTAATCTTAGCTTCAATCGCTGGACTTTACTTAGTTCATTTAACTAACTCAGCTACAATAGCTATCGCATACTTTTCAGGGATCATCCTATTTGCTGCTCTTAACAGCCTAGACGATGTATTCTCATCTGATGGAGTTAAATCTGGACTTATTGGATTCCTTTACTTAGAAATCCTTGACGCTTCATTCTCTTTCGATGGAGTAATCGGAGCATTCGCATTATCTTCAGACATATTCATCATCATGGTTGGATTAGGTGTTGGAGCTATGTACGTAAGATCTATCACTATTCATTTAGTTGAAGCTGGTACCCTAACTGAGTTCAAATACTTAGAACACGGAGCACACTATGCTATCGGAGCATTAGCTTTCATCATGTTCATGAAGATGTTTACAGAAGTAAACGAACTAATCGTAGGTGGATTAGGTGTAGCATTCATTGTTATTGCTCTAATCACATCTAAACTTTCAGAGCAGGATTAATCCCTGCTCATCTTAATTAAGGAGTCACTATGGACATCGAAACACTTTTAATTATCATATTATTTATTATGATATTTGCTAATTCCTAATGTCAACAATACTAGAGCAAGATCAGATTAACGAACTTATTGAAGTACAAACTAGGATTTCTAGTCTTAAGAATTTAGCTGATGTTTGTATAACTAAACTGCATAAAATTTATGAAGACACTACAGGAAACTATTGTCATTATATACTAACTGATTTAGACAGTATTGGTCAGTATATTAAACACCTCGAACCTAAAATCAGTACAAAATCTCAATATTTCAACTCATTCAAAATGCTTCGAGAATCTTACATTAGGAAAACAAAGTGAAAGCTTTACTATTATCACTAATCCTTTCATTAGGATTATTCGCATCAACTACTTACAAATCCCCAGCATTCATAGTTGAAAACTCAGAGCTATATTGTACTGATTACAATGGTTCTTTAATCATTATCAAACCTATTGGTGACATAGTGACTGGAGAATATGCAGCTCAATACTGTGGATTCACAAGAGAAATCGCTGAAACTAAGCGTAAGCATTATGTAGAACAAAAAGCAAAACGAGACAATGATCCAGTAGGAACATTCATCTTATGGACTTTTGCAATACTTTTATTTATAGCATGTTTTATGCTTATGGCATCTTTAATAAGACAAGATGATTAAATTAAACTCAAAACAAGGAAAACAAATGAACAAAAAAGTAATTTCAGAAGAAATCAAAAAAGAAAACTGGAAGAGAACAGGCAGAACTGTTCAAGAAAACAGTATAAACAATGGTGGAGTAATTACTCTAGAAGAAGAAAGAAATCTTAGAGATCCTAAGAAAACTAGACTTGTTGCAGTAGCTTACAAAACTATTATCAAAGAACCAAAGGAAGACTAATCTCTTCCTTAATACTACTCATCAGACAGCCTCAGCACACTTAACCATGACAAAACTTTTAATTTTGAACCATCCAAGAGCTGTCTGTTGAGTAGTATCCAGATAACATCAGCAATCCATACAATTAAAGCTCGCCATTAAGTCCTGGAGCTTGTAGCATAACGGTAATGCGACTGGAATGATACTCCAGTAGATAAGGTTCGACTCCTCATCAGGCAAAAATGTTATCTGTATAATACTTTTCAGAGAACCCTAACAGCAATTCCCTTTAGGTAAAAACTTTGACTTCTATTCAAACTACGTGGTTCGATCCCACAAACGTGGTTCTCTGTAAAGTATTAATTACTTAGGATGTTCACAGCAACTCATTAAAATAATCAGACTTATACTCCGACTAAAATAACAATGCATCCTGTCTATAATTCTATTAGTAGCTAACAGCAACTCTAAATATTTTCATGGTAAGAAAAAACAATAGCTACTAGTAGAGTTATAGACCAAAATCTATAAAAACAAAAGGAAAAACCAATGGAAAACACTTTCATTAAAAACTTATTAAACTCAACAACGACAGCTAATGGTGCACCATCTAACAAGTCATCATTAAATGCTTCATTAGATTTATTCTCAATGGGTGTATCTTGTGACATAGCTAGAAAAGAAGAACTAATCATTAAAGCATTAGTTTCAAATCCAGTTGAAGCTATCAAAGTAGCTTTCTACTTAAGAGACTGTAGAGGTGGTCAAGGTAACAAAGATTCACTAAGAATCCTTAATAAAGTTATCTTAGAGAAATTATCATCATACGATGACTTCATGGCTGGTTATTACAAACTATTACCATACATTCCAGAAATCGGTTCATGGAAAGATGTTTATCAGTTATATGGTAAAAACCAAATCCTTGATGCATTAATCTTAGAATTAGTTCATACAACAATTTATAACAACGGCTTATGTGCGAAATGGTTCCCAAGACAATCTCAATTCCACAAAGACTTTGCTAAGTACACTGAAACTCCTATAGGAGTAGTTAGAAGACTAGTAGCTAGTAAAACTAACGTAGTTGAAACTAAGATGTGTGCAGGACAATGGCACGAAATCGAATATTCACATGTTCCATCAGTAGCCTTCAAGAAGTACACTAAAGCTTTCAAAGTAAACGACTCAAGTAGATTCGAACAATTCTTAAACAGAGCTAACGCTGGTGAAGTTAAAGTTAACGCTTCTGTTCTTTATCCTCATGACTTAGCTAAAATAGCTTTAAGAAGCAGATACCACAATGCACCTGAAGTTAAAGCTGCTGATGCTCAATGGAAAAACTTACCTAACTATGTAACTACTCCTATGAATATCTTACCAATCATCGACGTATCAGGTTCAATGACTTGTCCAGTTCCAGGAACTCAAGCTCAAGCTATCGACATCTCAATCGGATTAGGTTTATACTTCGCTGAGCACAACCACGGAGAATACAAAGACGTTTGGTTAAACTTCTCTGACAGACCTAAAGTTCAAGTTCTTAAAGGCAACTCATTATCTGAGAGAGTTCAAAACTTAGACTACAACGACTGGGAAATGTCTACAAACATCCAAGCTGTATTCGATTTAATTATCAAAACTTCAGCTAAATCTCCTGAGAATGCACCTAAAGTTCTTTTAATCATCTCAGACATGGAGTTCAACTCTTGTGGTTCAAGATCTACTAACTATGAGTTAGCTAAAAAGAAATTCTCAGCTGCTGGTATGGAAGTTCCATTAATCATCTTCTGGAGAGTTAATGTAGCAGTTGCTCAACAACCAGTAACAATGCATGACACAGGAACTATGTTAATCAACGGATACTCTCCAGCGATTATGAAATTAATCTGTGAGATGAACACAGCTGAATTAAACAACATCACTCCATACAACATGATGCTTAAAGCTATCGAGAAATACAACTACGTAGACTCTTGCTTTAACTAATCAAATCTAAAGGATTCTGTCCAGAATCTCATTCCGCATTAACAAATAATAATACTATGTTAAGACTTGGAGTTTTCTCCAATTCTCAACCCTTTTCAGTTGCCCACTAAGCGTAGCTATGTGGTGTTCGCTGAACCCTAACGAGAGAGTCTGCGGACTCTCTCTACTTTAATTAAGGATATTAAATGATTATTCAAAACCCAATGTTAGCTATTGATGCTTACAAATTCGGCCATATGGCTATGCACCCAGCTAATATAGCTAACATCTACATCAACATGACTCCTAGAAGTATGAAATATTTCAACAAACTTATTCCAGAACAATTCCAAGATAACAAATTAGTATCATTCGGTGTTGAGATGGCTATCAAAGACATCACTGATTACTTTAATTATAACTTCTTTAACAGACCATTAATCTCAGTATTAAATGACTACATAGCAACTGCTTTACCATTCATTGGTGAAAATGAGGAAGCTAAAGCAACATTAAAACAAAACGTAACTAACTTACACGCATTAGGTTATTTACCCTTAGTTTTCAAAGCTTTACCAGAAGGTACAATCACAAACCCTCAAGTTCCAGTTATGACTTGTCAAGCTACAGTTCTAGGATTCGGATGGCTTCCTAACTACTTAGAGACATACTTATCACAAAACATCTGGAAAACATCAACAGTAGCAACTATGGCTAGAGCATATAGAAGAATCTATGAACACTATTCGGCTCTAACTTGTGATGATAGTTCACACATTATCTTCCAAGGTCATGACTTCTCAGCTAGAGGTATGTCATCAACTGAAGACTCAATTAAGTCAGGAATAGCTCACTTAACTCAATTCTGGGGATCAGACTCTGTTCACTCAGCATTAACAGCTAAGAACCATTATGGTTTCCAAAACGAATTACCATTAGCATTCTCAGTTCCAGCTACTGAGCACTCAGTTATGTGTTTAGGAATTGCATTATCTTCAGAAGAAGAAACATTTAGATCATTATTAACTAAATATAACACTGGTATCATTTCAATCGTATCAGACACAGACGACTATTGGGACACAATCTCTACAATCGCTGCAAACCTTAAACCTGTTATCTTAGCTCGTCAACCAGACTCTATGGGCCTTTGCAAGACTGTATTCAGACCAGATTCTGGTAACCCAGTTGAGGTTGTTTGTGGATCTAGATTTTATTATGGTGTAGTTGAAGCACCTACGTTACCAGAAGCACTTTATATCGCATGGATTGATGGAAACTGTCCATATTTTACTTGGAATGGAAAACACTATAATGCTGAAGACATATCTAAACCTTTAGATGTTTGTCCTCCAGAGTGGAAAGGCTCTATCGAATGTCTTTGGGACATCTTCGGTGGAACTATCAACGACAAAGGTTTCAAAGTTCTTAACCCTAAAGTTGGACTAATCTATGGTGATTCAATCACTCCTCAACGAGCAAACGATATCCTTGCTAGATTAGCTGCTAAAGGCTTCGCAGCATCTAACATCGTATTCGGTCACGGATCATATGCATACAACTTCTCTACTAGAGACACTTTAGGTTACGCAGTCAAAGCTACAGCTGCCTTCACATACGATGGTAAGTTAATCCCTATCCAAAAGACAGTTAAAACTGATGCTGGTAAAAAATCAGCTTGTGGATTACTCCACGTTACTGAAGACTTATCATTAATTGATAACTGTACTCCTGAAGAAGAAGCTACAGGTGCATTACAAACTATCTTCAAAAACGGTACTATGACATTCGATACAGACTTTGCAGCTATCAGAAAAAGAGCATCATTATAATGTTTTTAAGTAGTAATGAATTAGCTATTACTCGTCTTATCGAAGAGTATAAAAGACATAATAGTCTTATTATTGGTGTAGACTTTGATGATACAATTAACGATACTTTTAATCGTGGACTTGATATTTCAGGAATTGTATATTTACTTCAAAGACTACAATCTGAGTTCAACTGCATACTATGTGTATGGACAGCTAACCAGAATGAAGAATTAGTTAGAAGTAAATGGGAAGAATTAGGCTTAAAAATTGATTACTATAATACTTCCCCATTAGCTGATAAATTCCCAGGACCTAAACCTTACTTCAATATCTTATTAGATGATAGAGCTGGTTTATATAGTGCTTGGGAAACTTTAAAAGAAGTTTACTTTAGACATATTCTTAAAACTACATGGACAACATAATGACACCAAACTTTCAAATTGATATTGGTACTTACTCAGTTAAGAAATTCAAGTCAGGAGAAATTCAAGTTAAACTTGAAGGTAAATATATCTCTATAGATGATGATCTTGTTATTGAAGGTTCTATCTTAAATTCAGATCATCTAATGGAACTTTGCCAATTAGTAGATGCTTTCAGACACTATAGCCCTGATATTAAAATTATCCTTGTTATGCCTTACTGTGCATATTCAAGACAAGATAGACGTTGTTCTAAAGGTGAAGCTTTCTCACTTAAAGTATTTACTAACATTTTAAATTCATTAAATTTGAACAAAATCTTTACTGTTGATAATCACTCAGATGTATCTACAGCTTTAATAAACAATACTGGTAATTTTAAAGTAAATGAACTATTAAACCCAGAGAATAAAGTATTAGTTGGAGAATACCCAACAAATACAGCAGACTTTCTAGTATCTCCTGATGCAGGAGCAAATAAGAAAGTACAAGCAATCTCATCTGAGTTAAAAATACCATTCATCAGAGCAGATAAAGTTAGATCACTTGAAGATAACTCAGTTTCAAATACAATCGTATATGCAACTCCTGAACAGTTAGATAACAAAACTCTACTAATCGTAGACGATATCTGTGATGGTGGACGAACATTCATCGAACTAACTAAAGCTATCAAAGCTATCCAACCTAACTGTACAGTTAATCTTTATATCACTCATGGATTCTTCACTTATGGTTTAGATCCAATCTTCGAATCAGGTATCAATACTATTTATACAACTAATTCAGTATCTCAATACCACAATATCCCTTCATCGGATAAATTCAAAATTTTAGACTTAGATTTATTCTAAGTCTTATTTTAATTAAGGACACTAATGTTTTTAAAACTTTTCACAGAACATTTCCCCATTTACGTAGAACTAATGAAATCTACAGAACATAACTCTCCATACCATGCCGAAGGCTCAGTTTGGACTCACACTTGTATGGTTTATTCAATCCTCAAATCTAGAAGACCAGACTCATACGTTCCTCAAATCGCTGCAATCCTTCATGACTTAGGTAAATGTATGGTTAAAGTAACGAAAGACGATGGTACATTCTCATTCAACGGACACGAAGGTGTATCTACTCACTTAGCTCTAGACATCCTTCCAATATTCGGACTAAGAGAATTTGAGAACATCCAAATCTTAAATCTTATCTCTCTTCACGGAGTTAACATCGAGCAACTAACAATCCCTTACATGACTCTATTCAGACATGCAGACTCAGTTGGTCGTATTAGTTTGAAAGACATCCGTAAGGACTACGATCCTCGTAAGTTCATTAAACAAGCTTCTGAGTACAAACGAGAAGTTACAATCCTAACAGGATTACCTTGTTCAGGTAAGTCAACTTACGCTTCTCAATTCAAAGACACTCATAACATTATTTCTCGTGATACATTCCTAATGGATCCTATCATTAATCCTGATGACCTTCCATATAATGAAATTTATAACTTAGTTCATTCTGACGAAGTTAGTCTTGCTTGTTTTAACAATCTATTCGAATCACACATTCTTAAGGTTTCGAAAGATTACTCAACACCTATCATCGTAGACATGACTATGTTATCTCTATCTTCAAGACGATCTATAATGGCTAAACTTAAAGACTCTTCATTCAAATCTGTAGTATTCCTAACTAGGTTAACTACTATTGATGCTCGTAACGCAAACCGACCAGGGAAGGTAATACCAGACGAAGTCCTGTTCAACATGCAGAAGTCATTCACTATGCCAGTTCGAGAAGAAGGTTTTACTTCAATCGAATACAAACTATCTTAAGGTTCCCAATGATTAAATCAATTATAAACCTAGTACTCGGTATCTTTGTAGACCGTGCTACAGACTCAATACAAGTAGCTCAGACGACTTTTAAACTTTGGGCTTACCTTTCTATCATTCTATTCGGATCATTCGTTCTAGCTATCTTATACGGCTTGTACGCTATGATCTTTTAAGAAATATTATGACACATTTATACCCTAAACATTACTACTGTAATACTTGTAAAAAGAAAATTAACAAACATATTTATACAACTAATAAAGGTTTATGTAAATCTTGTTTAGAACAAATAAATTAATATCCTTTTAAGCTTACTTACTATATACTGCCTTAAAACAATGAATATAAAAGGTAGAAATAATGGAAATATACAGAATAGTAAACTTAGTAACTGGAAAAAGTTATATAGGAAAAACAAGTATAGGATACTTGAATAGATTTAAAAAACATTTAAACAATGCTTCTAAAAGTATAAATAGATATTTATATGATTCAATGAATAAGTACGGAACTGAATTCTTCATAATAGGAATTCTTGAAAACTGTACATCAGTTGAAGAGTTAAATCTTAAGGAATCTTACTATATTAAAAAATATAATTCATTATATCCTAACGGTTATAATATGACTACAGGAGGAGATGGTGGAAATACACTATTAAAATGGTCAGAAGATAAAAAGAAAGAATTATATAAAAAACAAGCAGAAGCAAGATTTGGTAAAACAAGAACAGAAGAACAACGTAAAAACATGTCTTTAGCTCAAAAAGGTAAAATAATATCACAAGAGACTAAAAAATTAATATCTGAAAAATTAAAGAGTAATTATCAAAACAAAACTGAAGAAGAAAAAAGAAAAGCAACTCAACATCTAATTCCTACTTATGGCAATAGAAAAGGTTCAAAACATTCTGAGACATCAAAACTGAAAATGTCAGAAAATGCTTCAAAATCTTGGGATGAAAAATATACAGAAATTCAAATTACAAAACGAAAACAAAGGTTAAGTAATAGAATGAAAAATAGTAATCCAAATAAAGTTGAGATAACATCATCTCAAATAAAACAAATACATAATTTTATAAATACAAACGAACGAGTAGAAATATTCGCAGAAAAAATAGGACTTAGTCCTTTTAAAATAAGACAAGTTATTAAATCTCTAGGAATAGATAACTTACAACATTACAGACAAAAGGTAAAAAATGAGAAAACTAGTAACAATACAAAAGATTGATGCATTAATCCCTATGGAAGGATATGATTCAATCCAGTTAGCTCAAATAAAAGGCTGGCAAGTAATAGTTAAAAAAGGCGAGTTCAGTGTAAACGATGCTTGTTTATTCTTTGAAATTGATTCTTTTTTACCAGCTACTGACACAAGATTTGAATTTTTAGGAAAACCAACTACATTTGAAGGTAAGCAGGGATACAGGTTAAAAACTAAAAAACTTAAATCTTATTTATCTCAAGGATTAGCCCTACCATTATCAATGTTCCCAGAACTTATCGATTACTCAGAAGACTACTCAGAAGCACTAGGTGTTATCAAGTACGACGTAGCTGTTCAAGAATTCGATCAAAGACCAGGATTAAAGTCAGGAAGACCAAGAGGCTCATTCCCATCATTTATTCCTAAGACAGACCAAGAGAGAATCCAAAACCTAACTCACCTATGGCAAACATTAGATCCAAACACAGAGTTCGAAGAAACTCTTAAACTAGATGGATCATCTATGACTTGTTACAAGATCAAGAAAACTTTATCTCTATGGGACAAAGTAAAACAATTCTTTGGATTCAACGTTAAACCTTACCATTTTGGTGTATGTTCTAGAAATCTTGAACTTCAACCTAATGCATCTCAATCTCAAACTTTTGACAATGGTGGTAAGATTTCAGTATACGATCAGTCAGACTTCTGGAAACAAGCTGTTAAGTTAGAATTAGAATCTAAAATCCCTGAAGGCTACGCAATCCAAGGTGAATTAATCGGACCTAAAATCCAAGCTAACCATGAGAAAGTTACTACACTTGAATACTACGTATTTGATGTATTCGACATTAAGGAACAAAAGTACCTTCTACCATTAGAACGAAGAGTATTCTGTCACAATAACAAAATCCCTCATGTTCCAATCTTGGGTACATTCCAACCGTTCCGACTTCAATTATCAGACCTACTACTTCATGTTGAGGGTCAATCGATAAATCCTGGAACAATCTCTGAAGGTCGTGTTTACAAACAATTAGACAGACCATTCTCATTCAAAGTTATATCTAATCAATATCTACTTAAGGCAGAACAATGATTATTGAAATAGATGATTTATATGTTAGAGATTTAATAACTAGTAAATTTCATATTATTAATATTAGAAACAATCAATTTTCAATAAGTCCTAGAACAACAGGAACTACAGTAGAAACACAAGATTTATTAGCTCTTAAAATTAGTAATAACTTTATTAAATTAACTGGACCATCTGGAGAATATGCCTTTAAGGATTTATTAGCATGATTACTGAGCAACTTCCTCCAGACTTAGATTTAGAGACTCCTTATGCTTAAATTCGGAGTCCTAATCGGAAGATTTCAACCTCTTCATTATGGACACTTAGCTTTAATTGAACATATTAGAACACTAGGATATATTCCAATAGTCTTAGTTGGTATGTCTACTAATAAAACTAAGAATCCTATCCCAGTTAAAGAAGTAGTTGCAAACTTTGAGAACATCCTTCCAAAAGAAAATGTTCGAGTAATCTTAGATCATCATGATAATCTTATGTGGATAAGAGCATTAGATAATATTCTATCAAATCCAAGATTTGAAGATGGGACATTCACTCTATTTACTCATAACAAACCTTCTGAAGCAGGTAAATATGGATTAAAAGAAGGACAATTCTATTCAGATTTAATAGTAGAAAACTCTACTGTTATTACAAACTCAATAGATTTAACTCAAACTTTCCCAAACTTCGATGGAAATTCAGGTACAGTTGTTCGTAAATTTTTACAACATCTATTAACTAAAGCACCTAAAGAATCTATCGAACTTCTTTTAAAACATATGTAATACTGAGACCGAAATGTCTCTAAACTAAGTTGATTCTCGAGAATCCAACATACCAATTCAATAATAAGGAAATCAAAATGGCACAATCAAATGACATTTTAGCTTCATTAGCAGAAGCAATCGCTGCAATCAGCGACAAAAAAGCTAAGAAAAACAAAGCTACACCTAAATTCGTTTTAGTAGTAGACGGAAAAGTTAGTCAACAAAGACCAGCTAGCAAAACTGAAGTTGAGAAAGCTGTACACGCTATCTTAATGGTTAAACCAACAAGCAAAATTGAATTATACAAATTCAAATCTGAATTAGCAATCGCTTTACCAATCAGTGGTTTAGACGGTGAAGCTGAAGCAGAAACTTCAACAGAAACTCAAGGAGAATAACATGGCAGATTTCGACGTAAACGCATTAATTTCTGAAGTAACTGGTGGAGCTGACACTAGTACTACAGTTAGAATAGCTGAAGGACAAGTGTCTCAAGCAAAGGGAAAAAGTGGCGCTATAGCGTAATTTTTTCAATTTAACTAGGGTTCGCCCTAGTAATTTAAATAAGGAAAAAACAATGACAATAACATATGATGTAAAACAACTTTTAAACTCAAGCACTAAAAACTTTTTAAGATTAAAACCAGAATTAATACCAATGCAACATACAGGATCAGTACTTTCATTGCCATTAATTTTTGCAGTTAACTCTTCATTAACTACTATAAACGATGACCCTCTTTATAGAAGATTCTTTGATATTATACCTAGTGGTGAACTTCAATCTCTAATTGAGAAAGAATCTAAACTTCCGGGACGAGTTAAACTATACCCAGTATTCTCAGAATCTACACATAAAATCGAACTTGTACCACAACTAATCAGAAACGATCAGTGGACTATGAGTGCAACAGACACATCTCAGTATGCTATCATTCCTAATCCTACATACTATGCACAACACGATGGTGAAGAAGTATTAATAGGTTTCCCTAGAATAGGAATAAGACCATTAACTAATACAAACTCATACTACATTACTGGTTCAGATTTATCTGTATTTGATAAGTTCGGAGCAGATGGTAAATACTATTCATTCCCATCAGTAGAATCATACGATTTTACTACACACTTGAAAACTCAAATCTATACTAGATACTTCAGACCTAATAGTATCACTGATGGTGCAACTTCTGGATCTATAGTAGTTCTAGACACGTTCTTACCATTCTTAGCTATTGGTGACATATCTAATAACAATGATAATAACAACATTGTTATCAATCCATCAAGGTATGGAGCAATTAGTCCATTAACAGCTAACTTGTTAAACATAAGTCAAATCCCAATTCAATCTGTACTAAAAGATGTACTTAAATTTGAATTACCATACATAGAACAATTACTAAGAACAGTTAAGAAATCTAAGCTTAAAATCGTATTTGCTGGTGTTGGTGGAACAGGTACAAACACAATTTACTGGTTACATGAAATCTGTACATTCTTCAACATTCCAACTATCTTCGACGAAGTATACGTTTATGAGAAAGACAATGTAGACTTCTCAAACATCTTTAGATTCCCAATTCTACCTAAAGTATACGAATCAATCAACACAGCTGAACTTCCTAAGATAGCTCTAGTTGACAGATACCTTCGTACTCTATCTAAGTACATTGTTTACAAAGAACAATACTTAGAATCACACGCAGACGTTCCAAACATTCTATTAGATGAAAACTCTCAAGCTAAACCTGATGTTATCATTTATGGTGCTCCATCAATCAGTAACAGAAACTTTCTATCTTCTTTAGGTAGCTTCATTTCTGCAACTCATGCTAACAACACAGCATCTCTATACATCAATCCTAAAGCTGATGATTCATTACAAGTTGAAACTTACGGATTAATCCAACTTAATTCATTCTTCATCAATCAAATTAGGATGGCTATTGGTTTCTTAGAAATCTTATCTGAGAAAGCATACAGACAAGAAGACTTATTATGGTCAGACTACACATTTGTCCCAGCAAACCCAAATTCAGGCAAGTATTTCTTCGACATCAGAAGAGAAATGCAAGCCCTAGTTGTAGGAGAGTAACATGAATTCATACATCCCAGACTACCTAGCTACTCAAGCTACGAATCCTAAGCAAAACATCTTAGGTCAACTATATCTAAACGAAGTAGAAGCCTTCCAGAAGAAATGTATGCAATCTATGACGGCTACTCCATCAGACCCAACTAAGTATTTTATTGATCCAAATACCTTAGGAACATTAGTTCCAGTTGATCCAAAGATGAGTAGTTTTGCTGAAATTACAAACAACAGAAGACCATTCGAAGGCTTCAATTATCAATACATCTTCAATAATGTTATCAAGAAAATCTTAACTCTTAACGGAACATTCTCATTCGAAGAAGCTATCGTTGAAATCAACAAGTTCAAAGAGAAAGCTGGACCTCACTTCTATGGTGCAGTTCTAAGAAAAGGTGATAAACTCATCAATCCTTATCATATTCTAACTCCTATTAGTTATATGAAGAACAAAGAAGTATTCAACGATAAATACACAGTTCTATTATTCTTCTACTCAAACATTAACAGTTTATTCTCTGATGGTTTCAAAAGACCAGACGCTGATAAGAAAGACAAAGAATACTGTGAAACTTTATTAAACAACATTATCAAATGTTCAAACCATCAAGATGCTGAAGTTAAATCACCTAACAACATAGAAGGATTCTATACAAGTACTTCAATATCTTCTCCAACAGAAAGATTCACTTCTAGAACCTACTCAAGAAACTCATTTGCAGGATTAAAATATCACGTAGTACAAGCTGAAGAAATTACTGAAAAAGAATTCTTAGCATTAAACTATGTAACTCAGAACTCAGTTAGTTCATCAAATGGTGAAACATACCTTCTGTCAGCTCACCAAATCATGGTTAACGGAGTATTCGCTCCTGAGTATGGAGTATCTCTACTTAAGAAATCTAGAAGCTCACTATACGGAACATTCTTAACTCCATCAGCTTCATGCAATATCCAATCAGACTCTCTAAACAAAAGTCTGACATTCGCTTCAGTGTGTACTGGACGAGAATCACAAAGTACCTTAAAAGGTATTTCATCTTTACATTGTTGTAACTATGCTTCAGCATACAACTCACATGCTCATTCAGACCTTTCAATAGTATTTGCTAAAGAATCTATTGAGAAATGTACAACAATCTATGACAAAATCGGTATACTACCAAAAACACTAAAAGACACTCCAACTCCAGAAGAACTTGAGAGAATCGCTAATTTTGCAGACTACATCACATACATGACTGAGACATTCAAACTAAGTCTAATGGAAATCGAAGCAAGATACCAAACAATTAAAGGACAACAAAATGGGAAAGAAAAAGAACAAACATTTGCAAAGACAGACAGCTATGCTAACTGAGTATAAAACAATTTATGGCTCAGTAGGCACTACTACTCCTGCCTCTACAGGTCAAACAAGAGCACTCGTACCAATCGATCTAAAGAATCATGGTATTATCCTACAAAAACACAGCATTATCCAGAAGATGTACGAACAATCAGGACCAAATGCTAAATCAAACGAATTCCAAATGCATTATTGGATGTTAGTTTTCAGACATACATTCGATGATGGCGGATTCTTCGACGTAGCAGTTCCAACTTGCTATTTCAACTACGAACAATTCGTATCTGCAGCTCATGTAGACTTCGAGATGAAAGATGTATCAGAATTATCTGAGAAGTTAACTCCTCTTCATAATATGATTACTAACCAAATCTTAGCTACAAATTTCAAAGCTGAGTTAGAAACACTATTTGGTGTACCATTTGAACCAATCTCTGTTGACGTAGGTACTCTACACAGACATCCAGGTTCATCTTACTCTCAAAGATTCTCAGGAACAGACTTAGATGCTAATACAACTAACCACGGTATAGTATTCCCATTAAAATCTGGTGTTGATAAACCTTCATTCTCTGGAATCTTAGCTGTTGACGGAACTGAATGCAACGTAGCTCACTACGAATACAGATTAGTTAACGGTGCATACGAAACTAATGACATGACATACACTAAGGGTAGATGTTTAGCTATCACTTTAAACGATACTTATACTCCTCCAGTTTTATCAGCAGTTCAACGATTCTTCGGAGTAGTTACAGCTGGTGCTCCTCTTAAAACTAAAGAAGACAGTTCATTAGTTCCACAAACTATGATTCAAACTCTTAATAGTTTAATCACTTTATTACCAGATCCAAACATCCAATTAATTAGATCTGAGAACGTGAAAACCAGGGTTACGACAACCGTTACAAGATACACAGGTGGCGGGTTCACTGGTTCATGGATTAATGGCGCTTGGGTACCGAATGCTGAAACGCCTCCTTACAAGTTAGCTATCGCTGATTACGATTATCCATTACAAACTCTTAAGTTCAATTATGAGAAACACATGAACTTCCACAAACTTCCATTCAAAGACGAAGACATCGCTAAACTTAATAGAACTGAAATGGAAGAAAAACTAAAAGAAGTTTATGCTTACAAAGCTCCAAAGAAAGAAGAAAAACCAGAAGTTAAAGCTAATGGTAAATTCTTAGTTTGTGAAATTCTTCCTCATACAGAAGAAGAACTTGAAGCTTTAACAAGAGAAGAACTTATTGCACACCATGATGAACTAGATACTTACTACTACGGAAAAGTGTCTCCATCTATCGCTGAAACTGAAACTGACGTAACAAAACAAGAACTAATCGGATACATCACAGAGTTATACGTTAACATCTATGATGAAGAACAAGACTCTTTAGCCGATGCTCCTGGAGTTGTTACAGCAATACCAAACACTACAGGAAGGTCTCTATATGATTTCGCTGACTACGACGACTGTTGGAACTGATTCTATGCCATTAGCTGAAGTTGTAGCTAACGATACTATTAAACCTAAACGAGTTAAGAAAGTTACAGACCTATCTTACCGAACATTCTTCATCAAGAAGAAAAACGGTAAGACTAGAAAAATCTGTGCTCCTTCTGCAGACTTACTTAAAGCCCAACGAAGAATACTTCCTGAGTTAGTTGAACACTTTACTTTATATGAAGCTGAACACCTGAAATCGGAAATCTTCCACGGATTTATTCCAGGTCGTAACATCGTTACTTGTGCTGAACTTCACAAGAATCTAGACCATACTCTGACTCTAGACATTAGCAACTGTTTCGATTCTATCAGTAACGAAATGATTGCATCTTGTGATATCAAACCATTAGACATCTATTTTGAGAAAGAGACTAACTGCTTAGCTCAAGGCTTTGCAACTAGTCCAATTCTTTCAGCAATCTATCTAGTTAAACCGATCAAAGAGCTAATCACTCTAGTTAAATACATCGATCCAGAAGCTGTAGTTACATGCTACGCTGACGATATCCAAATTAGTATCCATAAGCAATCTTATGATACTCTTAATAGATTAGTTACTTATGCAACTCATATCTTTGGTCAATACAAACTTACGATCAATCCGAAGAAAACTCGTATGAGACATTCGAAGTATGGTAATCGTAAGATCTTAGGTATCCAAGTTGGTTCAGAATCTCTGACTCCCTCTCGAAAACTTAAGAAGAAAATCAGAGCCGCAAAACATCAAGGTAACGGACCATCATTAGGTGGATTAGTTACTGCATCTCGAATGATGTTACCAAAATCGAGAAGACCTAAGTAGTCTTCTCGTATAAGTTACAGTTATACTGTATGTAGAACGAAGCCCCGTTACATGGAGTAGCTCGTATCGGTTATCTATCATACTGTGTAACAAAAGACGCTTCGCTTCCCTTCGGGAAGCTAAAGCGTCTGGAGAACCAGGGACCCTGTGATCCAGCAACATGCATCCATCTCAGCCTCTGGTCAGTACATACAGTATACCTGTGACTTATAATAGACTTTCGAATTAACTTATCTGCTTAGTTTTCGGTAGTTTAACAAGGTTAATTCACACAATTTGTGCAAGTAAATGTACAAAGAGGGAACATTTAGTATTAATTTCACACTATAATCCTAGGGTTATAGCTGACATACCTAGACTTTAACAAGTATAACACTTTGTGGTTAGTTTAGTAGTTTGAATCGGCTATGTACAAGGGCTAACTATATGAAGGTGTTACAGGATTTCTACAAAGGGACCCAGGCCGTAGGCCAGGGACCCAAAGTAGAAATCCCCCCACACCTTCACCGTCTCCAGCATCTTGCTGGCGAGTAGGTATGTCTGCTATAATCCTAAAATTTAATTTAAAGGACAAACAATGATCGAACTTAGATCAAAACACTACAAATTTCTTCGTAGAGACATCACTAGAAAACTTTACGATAAAGCAAAGTCATTATCAAACAGAGTAGAAGTAGACACTTCTAGATTAAGCATCTGTGGTTACAACTTCACTATTATTTCATTCATAAAGTATAATAAAGCTACGAAAATAATTAGTAGAAAAACATATGTAGAGTACAATCCACAAGATTACCATCTAATTAAAAACGTAATTAAACTAGAACAACTCTACAATGTTCCACTTATCGGGGAAGGACTTTCAACATGATTAATTTAACAATTAAAAACCATAGACTAGATAAGTATCTACTACCAGAACTATCATCTACACCCACTCTCCACATAATTATAACAAAACCTAGAACAAAGACTGAAACAATTCATTCTTTTATAGCTCCAATCTACGCTGAAGTTATGAGAAAAAGCAATAATCCTCAACAACAAATCGCTGAACTACCTTTAGCAATAGTTAAAGGTTCAACTCAAGCAAGATCACTAGGATTAGCAGATAAATTTATTGGTTTAAATCCTATCAATATCTCAATTCAACAAAAGTACTGTTCACAATTTGTAAACTATGATGGTATCAAGAAGAATGGGTTTAAACTTATTACTAATGATCAACTAAAGAACATGTCATACTTACGAAACAACTCAAACAGAGCAAGTTACACAGTTATCTATGTATTCAAAGCTAAGGACATGTTAACTTATGAGATTCTAAAGAAGTTAGAAACTAATCAACACTTATTACCTCCAATCAGTGATATCTACAGAATAGCTCAATTTATTAGATTACTTATTAATCAGAATACTCCTGAATTTTTCAGAGAACCATCTAAAATACCTGAAATCTAATAATGAAACAAATAAAACTAACATTACCTGTGTACCATAACACAGGAAAGAAAACAATATTTCTAGGAATGAATTGGTACAGAAATGCCCATTTCTTTACTAGCAATAAAGTTAAACAAGAACTTGAAGACATCATTATCAACCAAATTCCAGCTAACGTTACTTTTGATCAATACCAAATAGCATACACTTATTATTTTAAATCAATCATCAGTGACTTACCTAATGTTACTGCTTTAGGTTCTAAATTCCTTAATGATGCTCTTAAGAAAGCTGGTGTCATCAAAGACGACAACGTTCAATATCTCAAACACGAGTCATACTCAGTAGGTTCACAAGACAAAACAAATCCCAGAATAGAAGTAATTATAGGAGAATACAATGAACCAAGTAACACCTCCGATAATACTACAAAGTAAGGTAGCAACTTTTGACATCGAGTCAGAACCAATCCCTAAGATAGGTATTCTCGGAATTAAGAAAATCTTTTGTATCAATATCAAAATCAACGATCAACCAGTACAAAGATTCACACACCTTTATCACCCAACTGCATCTGGAAACCTCCAAGCTGCAGTCAAACTACTTAACTCTTGTGACTACATCGTTGGTCACAACATCCTCGGCTTCGACATACCTGTTATTGAGAATAACTTAGGTAAACTCACAGCCACACCAATCGACACTATTCTAGTTTCTAAACTTATGTTCTCTAAGGACACCTTAGTTTCAATCGACTATGGTATCCCTGAGATGCCACCTAAACTCTATGGATCATTCGGGCTTAAAGCTTTTGGTATCCGTTTCGGAGATTACAAAATCCAATTTGAAGACTTTACTAAACTCACTACTGAAATGTTAGACTACTGTGATCAAGACGTTGAACTTACTTATCGTCTATTCATGTACTTACTAGAACAACCATTCTTCCCAAATTCATCTGTTATCGAACTCGAACAACGAGTTAAACAAATCATTATGGATCAAGAACTCCACGGTTTCTATTTCGATGTAGACGGAGCTAAAGCCTTAGCTACAACTCTTAGATATAAAAAACTAACATTAGAGATAGCGTTACAAAAATCATTCAAACCTATGTTTCTACCAGACGGTCCAGTTAAACAACCATCTAGTCGTAACAAAGTTAAAGTTTATGCTCCAGCTTTAAACTATCGTGACAAATTCAGACATGCTCAACCTTACTGGAGACCATTAACTCGTCAAAAGAATGGCAAGTTCAAATTTCCAGCTAAGACTAAATACAAGTGGTTTGATACCCCTCATTATATTTATTATGAATATAAGTTAGGTGAGTATCAACCAATCTCATTAGTTAAATTTAATCCAGGCTCTCGAACTCATATTCAAATCTGGCTTAAGAAACTCTACGATTGGAAGCCATTAGAATTCACTCCTGCTGGTGGAGCTAAAGTCGATGCCGACACTTTATCTAACTTAGATTATCCAGAAGCTAACCAGCTCAAAGAGTATCTTAAGACAGTTAAAGACTTAGGTCAACTTATCGAAGGCGATAATTCACTTCTCGCTGTAGTTAATGAAGACTCTAGGTTCCATGGCCGTGTAGATACCTTAGGTGCAAACACAGGACGTATGACTCATTCACTACCTAACATAACTCAAGTTCCTAAAACTAAGGAATTCAGAGAACTACTTCAATCATCTCCAGGAATGGATTTCATTGACGTTGATGCTGACCAACTTGAGCTAGTTATGATGGGACACTACTTAGGCCCATATGATAACTACCAATACGCTCAAGCCGTTGATACCGGAGACAAAGACAAAGGTACAGACATTCATACTATGAATCAGAAAGCCGCAGGTCTACCAACTCGTGATGCAGCTAAAACCTTCATCTATGGTTATCTCTACGGTTCTGGTGCTACCCGTATCGGTTGGGGATTATGGACAGATAAAACAGAATCCACTCTAGAATATACTTTCGATGAATATGCGAAAGCTGAGCAAGCTATTCTTAAACGTATTGAATTATCTCGTTCAAGAGGAGCAGTAGTTGAAACCTCAGATGGAACTTTACTATTCCCAATAGCTAAAGACCGTATGATTGCCTACTCAGATACATTAGTTAAACAATCTATCTACGGTGGACAAATCGCATCTGAATTCCGTAAACAAACCCTAGGACTTGATGCTCTAATCACTGACATTCAAGCTAAGGCTAAAGCCGGAGAACTTAAAGGTTTCAAAGACTATCAACTCCATTGTCGATCACCTCACTCTGCCTTCAATCTCCTTCTACAAGCTGGAGGAGCTATCTTCATGAAGCAATACCTTTATGAGATTGACAGAGACTTACGTGCTGAATTTACTCACGGAGTAGACTTCGGATACGTTGCAAACATCCACGATGCAGTTAACATCGAAGCTAGACCAGAATGTACTCCACGAATCTGTGAAATACTCAAAGCTGGCTTCAGCAAAGCATCAATAACTCTTGGCATGAAATACCATGTTAAAGGTAAACCATCAGTTGGTAAAAACCAATATGAGACCCATTAAAAGGAAAACAAAATGATAGAAGCATTATCATTAACAGTTGGAGCAGTTCTTGCTCTATCTTGGTATTACGTAATAGGTATTAGCTTATTAAGTATGTTAGTTGTAGTATCAGTATTAAACGAATGTGTTGAATTCAGTTTAGGAACATTATTAGTATTAGGTGGTGTTTTACACTACACAGGAATTATAGACGTAACTCAATGGAACTTATTAGCTCTTGTAATCAACGTATCTATCTACTTAGTTATCGGACTATTCTGGTCATTCTTTAGATATAGACTTAAAGCTATCGAAATTATCAAAGATCATGATTTCTCAGATAAAAATAAAGCGATACAGTCGATTAAGAATAAAATAAGCAAATCTTTGATATCATACTGGATACTTTTCTTCCCAATCTCAATATTAAAGTTCATTACTGAAGATTTAATTGATTGGTTAGTTGAACAATTCCAAGGTGTATATACTATTATAGCTAAACACACAGTTGGATCTTATTTAAAATAAGGAAAACTCATGGGTAAATCTAAATCTCGAAACGGAGATATAGTTAAAGCTTTCAAGAAAGAGATTAATCTTTCAACTCAGACTATTAAAAGTCAAAAACAATACTCTCGAAAAGTTAAACACAAACTTAACTTCTCAGAGTAATTGCCGGATTAGCTCACTTTGGTAGAGCAACTGATTTGTAATCAGTAGGTAGCAAGTTCGATTCTTGCATCCGGCACCATTTATAACGATCCTATAGTATAGCTGTTAGTCCTCCCGCCTGTCACGTGGGTAGCTCGAGTTCGAATCTCGATAGGATCGCCAATAGGAACTTCGTATAATTGCGATTACGCAGAATCGTAAGTCTGTATGTCAGTTGGAATCTGACAGTTCCGTTCCATTCTGGAAGATTATGTTAGTGGTAAACAAGCAGTTTGCTAAACTGTCGCCTCTTACGGGGTCGAAGGTTCGAGTCCTACTTGGGGAGCCATTTATACAATCAAGGATAGGATTGTACACTGATTAGCTGTATCAGCGATCACATAGAAGTGTCCTTATATGAAACTAATTAATAATTAATTTATTAAGCCTCGTTAGATTATCGGTTAGATCAAATGGTTTTCATCCATTAGAGAGCGGTTCAACTCCGCTACGAGGTACCAATATATACCGAAAGCATGGGTAGATCCCCATTAGATATAGGAGCCTTGCAAATGGGCTGTTAACGTTATGCACACTATGAGAGTATTAGTGAAAGTACTCACTCAGGTTTGATTCCTGACTTCGGAACCATTTTATTATACTGCTTGCCATGGGAGCCGTTCCTAGGTATCACGAGAGGTTCGAGTCCTCTAAGCAGCTTCCCTATTAAGTTAGGATAATTTACTCAGACTACATTACGATCTGCAAGATTGGTACCTATTTAGGCTTGTAGTCGAGTCTTCGGGGTATTAGCTCATTTGGGCAGAGCGCTTGGTTTGCAACCAAGAGGTAGTCAGTTCAATCCTGACATACTCCACCATTAACTTAATATTAGGACTAATTATGTCACAAGAAAGACAAACTATTACAATTGATGAAGTAGCTTTTTACTTAGACTCATTAGATGATGAATCAAAAAATCTTATACAAAATATCAATATCATAAATGCAGAAGTTGAACATATCCAAATCAAACTTCAAATTGCTAAAATTGCTTATGATACATTATTAGCAAACTTAAAAGCAAAAACTGGATCATTTGAACCAGTACCTCAAACAGAACCTAGTAAATAACTAGGTCTCTCAAAGTATATTAATAATTTTATTAAGTAACATTACTAATATATTTATCTTACATTAGGAGTTCCCTATGAAAAAAATACTTTCAACTCTACAAAAATACAAATCTTACATAGAATCACAAGGCTACTACGTATATGCAGTTATGCTTAAAGGTTCACAAAACTACAATCTATCAGACTCCGAGTCAGACATCGATGCAAACGCAATCCTTATCCCAACTCCATCTCAAATAAGATACGACGATAAACCTAAATTCAAATTTGATGAAGGTGAAGTTACTTGTCACAATATCTACTCATTCGCCGAAATAGTATCTAAAGGTAATCCTCAATGGATAGAAGTATGTAATACTCCTTATCACATAGGTGGCTCATTAGATATGTTCAAAGAATTCAAAGTTAATCCATCTGCCTTAAAAGGTATGATAATGGAGAAATTCGTAGCATTCGATAAACTATATCCTTCAAGAGAAGTATACGTTAAGAAATTCGGATACGATCCAAAACAACTTCACCATATAATAAGACTTTACGATGTTCTTAAACTAAATGTTAATACTTACTCATACCCAGATGGTCCAGAACGAGACTACATGATGGATATAAAACGAGGTAGATTCCCAAAAACTAAAGAAGAAGCATTTGCTTTGCGAGACTCTTATATCGATAAAATAGCTGAAATCTATGATGATCGTAAATTAGCTTATAAACCTCAACCTATAGACTATCCAAGACTAGATAAAATAGTATTAGATTTCTATAAAACTCTACCATGACACTCAAAGAGAAAGTCAAAGCAACTATCGAAACCTTACCATCTCTCGATGATGATACATTAGTTTACTACTACAAGTGTTCATTAGGTCGAAGTGCTGACTACAAACCACTTATCAAAGCCATCGAGCTTGAACGAAAATCCAGAAACAAATCCATTAAGGAGCTTGACGATGAGTCAACAATCTCTACTGGAACAAGCGAGACATGAGTTAGAACAACTTGGAGCATTCAAAAACGAACTGCCTCCAATTGTCGATCTCTTAGTTAAAGCTATTCCCATAAACACAATCCCAGACCGTATGAAACTTATCATATCTATCTCAGAAATGATTTCATTTGCTTCTCAATTCAGACGTAACATCTGGCATTGGGATGGCTTCGAATTACCAATCAATGCAACTTCTTTCGTTATCGCCGGCTCAGGTGATGGTAAAGACTCAGCTGTTAAAGCTGTTCGAAGATGCTTTGCAGTTGCTACATCTAACATCGCCGAAGAACGTAAAACTCTAGCTAAGAAACTAGCTATCGCTGCCGCTTCAGAAGCTGGTGAAACTCCTCCATACGAATTCGAGAATTACAAGAAGTTCTATACTCCACCTCCACCAACATTAATCGCTCCAACTACACCTCAAGGTCTTATTCAACATCTCAATGACATCGCAGACCTACCATTAGGTGCTGGTTCAATCTATGCTGGTGAGTTAGGTGACGAACTTGCTACTAATGCCAACATGCTTGAGATAGTTAAAATCATAGCTGAAGTATTCGATACTGGTGATAAAGAATCAGTATACACTAAAGGTAAAGAATTCCGTTCTAAGGAAATCTCTGCTATGCCACTATCAGCTTTATTCGTTGGTTCTCCAAAGTACATCCTTTACGATTATTCAGTTAAAAAGAAATTCTTAATCGCTTTCGAATCTAAATTAGCTAGACGTTCATTCTTCTGTTACATTCCTAAACCTTTACCTAAAGTAGACAATATCTCTCTTATCGAAGCAACTAAACAGGAAAGACAACTTTCAGTTCAAGCTAACATCTTTAAAGAACAAATCTCTGACGGTGTAGTTAAAGTTGCTAACTTCCATATGAGAAAAGGTAACGAACTAATTCAAATCGCAGACGAAGTACAAGACTTATTCAACATATACAAACTTTATAATGATAGGGTTTCAGATACAATCAATCACAAGTATCCATTATCAAAGTTAGTTAGAAAACACCTTCAGTGGAAATCCTTAAAACTAGCAGGTGCTTTCGCTATATTAGAAGAATCAGATACTATCGAAATCGAACACTACATCTCAGCAATTAGATTCTGTGAACAATTAGACTCAGACATGTTAATCTTCGAACAAGACTTATTCAAAGAACAATACGAAGTATTTTCAGACTATATGCAAACTAATGCTACAGACGGTAAGATGTCTTTCACTCTTCATGAGTTAAGAAAGTCAGGCTACATCTCTGCACAAGGTGGCCCATTAGCTAAGATGAAAGAATTAACTCATTTAGCCTCATCATACGATCCAGAAGGCATTTATACCTATGACAATGATGGTGTATACTATGAGAAAATCATAAAAGTTGATGGACTTACTCTATCATATCTTCCAGTTGATAATTCTAAAATCGAGAAAGCTGTAGCTTCAGGAAACGAAGTTGCAATCGCTAAAGAGAAAGAACTAGTTGCCAAATCTGCAGTTTCAGGGTACATTCCAGTTACTGTACACTTTGCAGACTTAGCTGATATGCTAGTTTCAGACAACGCATACTCTCCATTCTTATTCAAAGACAACACTCGTGGTAAAGACAACATCATATCTGGTGCGAAATTCATTGTCCTAGACATTGATAAATCTAACATCACTTATACGGAAGCTCATTATATCCTTCAAGATATCAATCACCACATCGTCCAAACTAGTAATAAGAACAACCCATTTAAGTTCAGAATCTTAATCGAATTAGATTCAGTAGTTGAAGTTAATGGAATGTTATGGAAACATTTCTATACATCTATAGCTAAATCTTTATCGTTTACTGTAGATGTTCTTCCTCAATCTCAAATCTTCTATTCATACACAGACAGAGAAATCTTATCTGTTACAGACAAGTCTCCAATCGAAGTTAGAGATCATCTAATGTTAGCTCACGATAAAGTTACTGAGAAACCTTCATTAACTGAGAAAGCTCTAACATCTAGTCAAAAGCTAGCTTTATTAGATGACGAACTAACAACATTTAGTTATGCATTCGAATGTAAAGAAAACGGCTCTCTTAACATGCTTAAAGCAGCTAAACACGCTAGAGACTTAGGTTTACCTAAAGACGAGATCATCGAGTTACTCTATCGTATTAATGCTTACTGGGTTTACCCTTTAGATGAATCTAGATTACAATCTACATTAATATCTCAAATCGAGAGGTGGTAATCATGAAAACTTTAGTTATCGGAGACATTCATGGTATGTTTCAAGAACTTAAAGCTCTATTAGCTCAAGTAGGCCCAGTCGATGAGATCATCTCTTGTGGAGACATCATCGATAGAGGTCCTCAATCAGCAGACGTTATCCAATTCTGTCAAGAGAACAACATCAAAGTCTGTCTAGGAAACCATGAATTAATGGCAATCGAAGCTCTAGAGAACTACTTAGACCCAACAGTTACAACATTCAAACGTCTAGAACTACACAGCTCAGACTGGTGGTCAAATGGTGGAGACAAAGTATTCCATCAAATCGAAGACAAGCTTCCTGAGACATTAGTTTACTTTAAGTCATTACCATTATTCATTATGACTGAGCATACTAAAGACAATTTACCAATCGTTGTATCTCATTCATTAATAACTAGATGTTTACACGACTTCTCTAAACCTTTGGATTACACCTCTCCTATCGCTGACTATGCTCTGTGGAATCGTCAAATTCCTATGTCTAGTCCATACTTTAATATCCACGGTCATACTCCAACTGATTATTTTGGTTTAACAAACATTCCATACCAATCAAACTTCCATCTAAACATCGACACTGGTGCTTGTTACAACACTAACACTAGAGGAAAACTAACAGCAGTATTACTTCCAGATTTTAAAATCTATCAGCAGGAGAGACTATGAAAATCGTATGCATTTCAGATACTCATCATAAACATAAATACATTAATCCTTTAGACCTCCAAGACGCAGACATGATTATCCATGCAGGTGACTTCACATCTAATGGTAATCAAGCTCAAACAATAACATTCCTTAAATGGTATGAGTCATTACCTATTAAACACAAAATCCTAATCGCAGGTAATCATGACTTCTACTGTTGTTCTGATACATTCCAATATCTATTAACACAGCATGCTCCAAGCGTCAAGTACCTTTTCAATGAATCAATCGTAATCGAAGGATTCAAAATCTGGGGATCTCCATACTCTAATACTTTCGGTCACTGGGCATTTATGAAAGACGACCTAGACTTAGCTACAATCTGGGACACAATCCCTGATGATACAGACATAGTCGTAACTCATGGTCCAGCCTATAGAATAGCTGATAAAGTTCTTAATCATGATGGTCGAGATCCTAATGTAGGTTCACCAGCTCTCAGAACTAAGTTATCAGAACTTCCTAAGCTAAAACTTCACGTTACTGGTCACATTCATGAAGCTGCAGGACTCTATTTCGAGCACTACGTTACTATTAACGCATCAATCTGTGACCTAAACTATGTCCCATTTAATAAACCTATTTCGGTAATCCTATGACTTTAGCAGAATACATTAAGTCTATTGAAGACGATATTCTCACTCTAGAGGAGTACGAGGCAAGAACAGGACCATTAGATTGTTGTGATAATCGAGAATTAGAAGTTCTTAATATCCTATTAGTTTCTTTAAGGAGTATCACATCACTAGATTAGATTATATCCCAGGCTCATCAATAACGCCTCCAGACGCATTTACAATCTCTCCCTCATCGCTAGGTAAATTCTTTGACGACCCACATTTATGGTACCGTGAGTACGTATTAGGTCAAAGAGAATTTGACTCTACCACATCAACTGTCTTAGGTACAATCGTACATTTCTGTGGCGAAGAATTCATTAAGACTAAGTCAGTTGATAAACTTGAAATTTTTAAATATTTATATTCTTTAACTCATACAACTCAATGTCCATTTCTTAATTTAGATCAAGCTGAAAATTACTTCAGCTCATTCACTCATCCTCATTATGATATTCAACATATCTTATCTCAGTATAAACCTATGGGTAATTGTCTTATCAAATACCTATCAGAATTACCAAAATTCAAACTAAACCAAGCTGTTTCAGAACAAATGGTAGCTGCGGAAATCATTCCAGGCTACTACGTTTCTGGTTCATGCGATCTTCAAATCGGTCCAGACATCTACGATTACAAAACGACTTCAAGTCTATCTGCTCCATCCTCTGTTAATTATGGTTATCGATTACAACTATTAGCTTATGCTTATGCTCTAATCAAATCCGGAGTACAGATAAACTCAGCCTCTATAATCTGGGTAACTACAAATCAAGTTAACCGATTCAATGAAAAAGGAAAACCTTTAGCTGATTACCCGGCAACCTGTTCAGTATCTCAGACAATGACTATTGATGAGCAATCTCTTAATTTCATAGAGAGTATACTGAAGCTTGTTGCCGAAACTGTTCAGTTCGTGAAAGCTAATCCTCAGTATGCATACATTGCATTCAGAGACTACAGACTTAAACTATCTGAACTTCCTCAAATCCCATTCACAAAGGCCCTCAATGTCAGCAGTTAAACTATTAATCGCAGGACAAAGTAACTCAGGAAAGACTACTCTCTTAAAGTCACTTGAAGATGCTTATGTTCTATCACACGATGGAAAGAAATTCCCATTCCCAATTCCTCACACAAATGTGCCAACATTTGACTCAGTAGCTCAATTAACAGAGTTAATGACTACTAAAATCCAAGCGTATCAAGAAGCTAAAGGTGACTTACCTAAAACGGTAGTTATCGACACAGTATCTAAAATCTTCGATACAATTTACGACAACTGTAATAAGAAATATACAGGTTTCAAAATCTACTCAGAAATAGACTTAGAAATCAAAGCATTCACAGACTACGTACAAAACATGTTAGTAGAAAACGGAATGAATGTTATATTACTATCTCATGCAATCTATGATTCAGAAACATCTAGCTACAACCTAGTTGGAAAAGGATCATTCTTAAAAAGAGGTGGATTCTTAGCAGAAGTTGACTTTTCTTCTTTTTTAGAATTAAAAAACAACAAACGATATGTTCACCACAGATCAACGAAATTCCCAGCTAGAACACTATTAGAATCTGCTCCAGACTCTTCATTAGTTGACGAATTTAATCTTCAAGAATACATCGACCAAATTGCCGAAATCAATTCAGCAGTTGAAACTTTCGAATTATAATAAATCACCACAGGACTCATCACCATGTCATTCATCAAAGTAAACACATCAGAAGACGTTGTAAAAGAAAGTAAAGGAGGAGGTTCTTACTTATCTAAGTCAGGAATCTACCCAATTACTATCAAATTTGCATCTGTTACTGTAAACGAACACAATGCTAGAAGTATCGACTTCAACGTTGACTATAACGGAAACTCTTCTACATTATACGGTCTAAAATTAGACAACAACGACGGTAGCGAAAACTACATGTACCCAATCTTCAACAACTTATGTATCATCGCTGGTTTAGAAAACGTTAACGAGCCAGAAGAACAAGAACACGAAGTTGGTAAAGACAAAGAAGTTAAATCATTTATGGTTTTAGATGACTTAACAGGATTAGAATGTTTTGTTAGAGTACAACAAGAATACTCTAAATACAATAACGAAATCAAATCTAGATTAGTTATCAAATCATTCTACAGAGCTGACGAAGCTAACGCATTCGAAATCATCAAAGGTGAAAACTTTGGTACTCAGTTCAAAAAAGACCAAGCATACGCTGACAAAATCACTTACAAAGATGGTTTAACAGCTGAAGAAGTATCTGCTTGGGAAGAAGCTAAGAAATCTGGTAAACCAGCAGTTAAACCAACTACTCAAACTCCAGTTAAATCAAACGCATTCAGAAGATAATTCTTCTTAATGCATAGGAAACATATGCAAGTTTTATTCACATCAGATTTACACTTAGGTCACAAAGCAATCGCCAAGTACAGACCTATATTTGACTCCGCAGAGAGTCATGACGAATTCATACTATCTATGATTGAAGCTCTACCAAAACGAACAATCCTGTACGTCCTTGGGGACTTCTTATTTGATGGCCCTCATTTTGAATTTTACCTAATGAGACTATCTTCATACAAGTGTGAAATTCGAGTAGTTCCTGGAAACCACGACTCTAAACTATTATACAATCAGACAATCGCTCCGAATGTTAAAGTAGAGTTACCTCTATTTAACTATAAAGGTTTTTGGGTGTCTCATTGCCCAATCCATCCTCACGAAATGAGAAATCGTAATGGAAACATTCACGGTCACTTACACAGTGAGGTACTTCCAGATCCAAAATACATCAATGTAAATCTTGATGTTAATGATTTTCAGTTCGTACCCCTAGCAGATATAATGGCACGAGGGGGCAGCAAATGAATGCCACACCAGAACAACAAGCTATCATACAACACGTTCTTACCACTAATGGACTCACTATGGTCTCTGCCGTAGCTGGTTCAGGTAAGACTACGCTTTTAGTAGCATTAGCCAATCGAATGGCTGAAGGAAATCCAGCTCCTGGTCTTTACTTAGCTTACAATAAATCTGTAGCTATGGAAGCCCAAACTAAGTTTCCTGATTTTATTTCTTGTATGACAACTCATTCATTAGCTTATACACCCACCGTGCGAGCTAAAGGCAGTAAACTCCATTTAGGTAAATTCACTTACCGACAAATCCATGAAAGCATTGACTATGACTTCAAGTGTGAAATCGTAGATCATATTAGAACATTTTGTTTGTCCTCGTTCCTCAATATAGACGACTACGGCAAATTTCACGATCTAACACCTAGACTATTAGAGTATCTACACAAATATCTAGACCAAATGTTAGAAGGTAAGACAGAATGTACCCATGATTTTTACTTAAAACTTTATCACATTATGCTAGCTAACGGTAACATAAGTTACGAACCGTTCAGTATAATTGCCCTCGACGAGTCTGGAGATTTGAATCCAGTAACTCTTGAGATTTTCAAACTTCTTCCAGCTGAGAAGAAAGTTATGGTAGGAGATCCTCACCAAAACATCTATCAATTTAATCACACGATTAATTGTTTCAGTGTTATGGCGGATCAAGGTACTTACCTTCCAATGACAAAGTCATTCAGAGTAGATCATAGGATAGCCAAACGAATACAAAAGTATTGTCAAGCCTACCTATCTGAAGATATGTTATTTGAGGGAATTGAGATTACCAATCCTAAAGTTGAAACTCGTGCATTTATCTCAAGAACTAACTCCGCTTTAGTAAGAAAACTAATGGAACTTAATAAGCTTCATATCCCATACGGAACCATCAGAGACGTTAAAGATATTTTTGCCTTACCATTAACCCTTTGTGCATTAAAACCAGGAGGTTTTACATCAAACTCAGAATTCAAATATCTGCAAGACGATGCAAACACATATGGCAAATCTAAAGAGTTGCAAGATCGTTATAAAACTGTACTTATGTACCTTAAAGATTTACACGAAGGTGATCTAGCATTACAACAAGCTATTTCTATCATATTCCAGTATGGTAAAGCCGACGTAATCGCTTGTCACGAACAAGCTAAGAAGCATTCTAAGAAAGAACAAAACTACATGATTGGAACTGTTCACTCTTGTAAAGGTTTAGAATTTGATTCAGTTGAATTAGCTGATGATATGAACCAGTCAATCGCTGGAATCGTATTATCAATGAAACTTGATCCAGACTATATCCTTACAACAGAAGAACGAGCAGAACTAAACTTATACTATGTTGGTGCATCTCGTGCCAAAAAAGAGCTTCACAATGCTAAGTATTTGTAAGTTGTCAATTTGACAACTTGTAGGTACTATTAAGTGTAGTTATAAGACAGGGATAAAGCCGCCTGCTTCGTGTTACCGGACCACTACACTTACTAGTGCTTACCGCACAAATAATCTACTCACTAAAGGAGCCACCATGGCAAACTTATCTACAATCACTACTGTTGCTGCTACATTAGCTGCTAATCAATCTATCACTAAAAAAGCTGCTGCTGAATTAGTTACAAACGTATACGAGATTATCGCTGCTGAAATCGCTGCAGGTAATGATGTAAAAATCAACAACGTTGGTACAATCAAACAAGTTACTAGAGCTGCTAGAACAGGTCACAACCCATCAACTGGTGCTAAATTAGAAATCCCAGCTAAAAGAACTTTAAAGTTCAAACCTTTTGCAAACATCAAAGTAGCATTAAACTCTTAATCCCATTTTAAGGAGTCACGAGTGGAATTCACTTACGATGACACACAAACAATTAGGGTTTCAGAACTGAAACTCCTAACTCTGGATGAAGCTCAGAAAATCATCGCTCAAGTGAACAATCCAACTCAAGCTCTTGAGATGGCTAAGATTCACAGCCAAGAAGCGGTTGACTGGGTTATAAATGTAATTCAAGCATGTAACGCAGTTCATGCTAATTTAAAGGCAAGTCAAAATGGTTGAATTAGTTGATAACAAACGTCACGACATAATCAAAAGAGATGGACGAATCGAATCATTCGATGAAGACAAACTCTATGCAGTTATCTTGTGGGCATGTAAAGGAAGAGAATCCTTAGCTAAAACTTTATTAGAAGCAATCAGTATTAAGATCCATAACAAAATGAGTATAGTTAAACTATACGATGAAGTTATTAATACAGCCTCTAATTTAATTTCAGACTTATACCCAGTATGGGATGAAATAACTAGAAACCTTTACATTTTAAAACTACACAAAGACATTGGTGTTAAAAGAATTGACTATCCATCGTATAAAGATATCGTAGCTAACAATATCAAACATGGATATTATAGTGAAGAAACTTTTAACAAACTCCTTACACACACAACTATAGAAGAATTAGAATCTAAAGTCCTAGACCCAATGAGAGACAACCTTTTCACATTCGGTGGACTAAAGCTATTCGTGGACAAGTATTGTAATAAGACTCCTAACGGAACACTCTTAGAACTACCTCAACACGTTTATCTTAGAGATGCTATTCAGAAAAATTACCATCTATCTATTAACGAAATCAAAGAAGACTACGATCAAGTATCTTCTCACTTAGTTACAGATGCAACTCCAAAGATGGTTAACGGTTGTAAACCTAATGCACAATTATTCTCATGTTGTCTATCTCGTCCAGAAGATTCTCTTGAATCTTTAAACAAAGTTGATGACATCTTAGGTAACGAGTCTAAATTCGGTGGCGGATTAGCTACTGACATTTCAGCCGTTAGAGCTAAGGGTGCATTCATTAAAGGTAACAAAGGTAAGTCTGGTGGAGCAATCCCATTCGTTCAAAAGAATCAATGGGCAGTAGGTGCATACAACCAAGGAGACACTCGTATGTCTTCTGAAGCTATGTACTATAACTGGTTCCACTACGAAGCACCTGAACTTACTATGCTTAAAGACAAGTCTGGGAAGGATGAAGAAAGAGCTAGAAAGCTTAAGTATGCAATCAAATGGACCAAACGATTCTCAAGAGCAATCAAGAATGATGAAGAAATATATCTATTCGATCCACACAAAACTCAAGACATGACTTATGCTTGGGGTGAGGAATTAGATAGGTTATACGACCAATATTCTAAAACTCAAGTTAGAAAGAGAACTTATCGAGCTCAAGACTTAGCTTTCACTGTTGCTAAGATCAAAGGTGAAACGGGTAAACATATTAGCCCCTTTATGTAGTAATGCATAAAGCAAATTCTTCTAATTGCTGGGAACTCCTAATAAGACTTTAAGATTAATTAATGTATAATTATTACATAACTAATTATTAAGGATACTCATGGACAATCAGCAGCGAAGCTTGCAATCACTCTTATGTATAGAAGGATTTAAAACAATCCCAATATTACATAAGAAGTATTTAAACACTCAAGAATTATCTCAAGATTTCTTATTAGAAATGCACGAGATATCAAAACAAGAATTATTAACTAAATTTAATATTCCTAATTTACCTGTATTAAACAAAATACTTTGTAAAGTATATGACTTATACGAAACACTTCCATTACCTGCAGGATTTATTACAGCTAGTCTATACACCTGTTCTGATTATGCTATTAATATTAATAGTATTATCATAACTAGTAGAACTAGACGAATTGTTAAACCTTATTTTGATGAGTTTGGTTATTTACGAGTAAATACTCGACATTTAAAACCACACACTTCATCAATAGGTATTTATGAAAGACTTCACAGATTATATGCTATGACTTTTCTTCCATTGGAGGATACATCATTATACTCTAATTTAGAAGTTAATCATCGTAATGGGAATAAACTTGATAATACAGTTGAAAACCTTGAGTGGGTAACTAAACAAGAAAACCTCCAACATGCTTGGAAGACAGGTCTACGAAAGTTACCAAACCAATATTTGCAAGAACGTTCAACGACTATCCCGAAAGGGAGTACACTCAAGTGAGTGGAAATGGAGAAGGTCCAAATTTAATTATTTGGATCAAGATATAGTCTAGACTACATGGTAACATGTAGAAGTTCATGTACTTCTGTACTGAGAACTGCGTGTAATTAACGACTACACGTGAATACAATCGAACAACTATACATTCTTTACAGACAATGCCAATATTCAAAACATTGGTGGTGGTACAGTTACTCAATCTAATCTATGTATGGAATATTTACCAAACTTCAAAAGTATTAAACATCTTTCAGATGAATTAGTTACAGTTGAAGGTAAAACATTCGTTCAGCACAAATTCGAAGGCGATGTTGCTTTATGTAACTTAGCTTCTATCAATTTAGCTAAATGGATTTTATTATCTCCAGAAGAAAAGAGAAGACAAGCATACATCCTAGTTAGATCTATGGATAACTCTATTGACAACTCATTCTATTCAAACAGATATGGTAGACATCATTCATTCCAACACAGAAACATTGGTATTGGTGTTTCTAATTATGCTAACGTAATCGCTTTACAAGGATTCTTATGGGATTCTAAAGAAGCTAGACAATTCACTCATGAATTATTCGAAGAACTTCAATACTATTGTATTGCTGGTTCAGTTAAGTTAGCATCTGAAAGAGGTAAATACCCATTATTCCATGAATCAAAATGGTCTAAAGGTGTATTCCCTCATGAGATTTCTATACTAGGTAATATGGAATCAGAATTAAACTATCCATTAAAAATGGACTGGGAAGCTCTAAGAGTCGACTTATTAAAATATGGTATCAGAAATGAATACCTTATGGCAATCGCACCTACAGCTACTTCTGGTTTATGTATCAATGCAACTCCTGGAGTTGACCTACCTAGAAAACTTAAAACAATCCAAGAGGGTACTTACTCTCTTCCATTCATAGTTCCAAACCTTAGAGAATGTAGACCATTCTATAGAACAACTTTCCAAGTAGCTAACAAAGACACAATCGAGTTAGCTGCTATCAGACAGAAATTTATCTGTATGGGTCAGTCTGTATCTTTAGGATACCCTAAATTAAACTCAGCTTATGAAGTTATCGATGATATCATGTATGCTGAACACTTAGGTTTGAAAACACTTTATTACACTTACGTACCAGCTGCCGACGACTTATCAGACGACGATGATGCAGTATGTGAGAGTTGTCAATCTTAGGAGTAAACATGATTAAATTAGACAGAATACCAACTAATGATGGCAGACTATTCTTCGGAGACAACGGTGGAGTTCCAAACTTAACCGTTGGTGGTCTTAAAAAGTACCAAGACTTAGCTAATGCCGACGAGGCAAACTTCTGGTCAATCAATACAGTATCTTGTTCACAAGACCGTGCTGATGAACTTCCAGCAAACGCTATGTCTAAATTCCAAAAGAATATCGGTTATCAAACTTTAGTAGACACTCTAGTTCCTGATGTTTACTCTTACTTATCAGAGATTGCTACAGACCCATACCTTAGCTACTTATACTCACGTATCGGTACTATGGAGAAAGTCCATGCAATGTCTTATTCAGCTGGACTAGTTCAAGCCTTCGGTGCAAAAGCCGAAGAGTTCCTTAATATTATCTATACTGATCAAATCATTAAAGATCGTATCCAAGACGAACTAGACATAGCTATTCGTTTCCGTACAGCAGTTCAATCTGGCTGGCAAGAAACAGAGGAGAATGCAAAACTTCTTCTTGAACTATTAGTTAAAATGCTATTCTTAGAGGGTGTTAAATTCCCATTCTCATTCTTAACTACATGGACTATCAATAGAGCTTACGACAATAAGCTTCAAGGATTCAGTCTTACACTACTTGAAATTGCTAAAGACGAAATGCAAACTCATACGACTACTGGAGCTAACGTAATATTAGATCTAAGAGCAGACAAGCTATTCGGTCCAATCATCAAATCTGATTGGTTTACTAACTTAGTTGATGAAGTATCTACTTCTACTACAACTAAGGAAATAGCATACGCAGACTACTTATTAGAAGACGGAGAAATCCAAGGATTCAATAAAGCTATCTGTGAACACTTCATCAAGTACTGGGTTGACAGAAGGAGAAAACAATTAAAGTTCGAACCTTTCTACAACTTAGAAAAGAACGACATTGAGAAATGGTTTGATTCATATAGAAACATTAATGGTAAGGCTGTTGCTCTACAAGAAGCTGATTCAGCTGCTTATCAAAAAGGTACTCTTATCAATGATCTTTACAAATTCAAAACGGAAGGATCTAGATATGGAATCTAACACTTGTAATAATTGTGGACATACTCCATTTGCTTGTACTTGTTACAATCTAGAAGAGAAAAGTCCATCAGAAGGAATGAAATTTGATAATGGTAAATTATTATATTCATTAATTCCTCCTGAAACTCTAAAAGCATTAGCTGAAGTTTTAACTTACGGTGCTCAAAAGTATGCTCCGAATAACTGGCAAAAGGTTGAAAACGGAGACATCCGTTATATGGATGCATTATTCAGACACCTCGAAGCATTCCGATCTGGTGAAACTCATGATCCAGAATCTGGTATGCATCATTTAGCTCACGTTTTAACTAACGTAGCATTCTTACACTATATACACACAAAGGCCTAACCATGGATATTATAGAATTACTTGGTGGAAAAGACGAGAAGTCTAGTCCATTCGATGATTACGTTCCAGTAATCCAATCAAGAGATGGTAGATCAACTACAATCTACTTAACTGAGGCTATTTCATATCCATCAGAGTACAACAAAGCTTGTCTTTCATTAGAATCAGCTGTACCTGGTGATAACATAGTGATTAAAATCAATAATGGTGGTGGATCAATCGATTCAGCATTCCAAATTATTGATGCAATGAAAAGATGTAAAGGTCACATCAAAGTTGAGATTAGTGGTTCAGCATGCTCTGCTGCAACTGTAATCACAATGTATGCGCACGAGTTATACGTAGCTGACTTTACATCATTCATGATTCATAACTACAGTACAGGTATGGCAGGTAAAGGTCATGAATTAAAATCATACCAAGAGCATACTGACAGAGAATTAAATGCTGCATTCAGAAGTATCTACAAAGGTTTCCTTACAGATAAAGAGATGACGCAAGTAATCAATGGTAAAGACATTTGGATGGGTAAAGACGAAGTATTAGCTAGATGGTTCAACAAGACTATCAAACCAGTACAAGAGACTATCCCATACATTCCATCAGAATCAACTCCTGTAGTAAGAAGAGGAAGACCTAGAAAATCAGAGGTATAAGATGAAAGCTTATATCCTTGATACTAACGTAATCCTTGATAGTGTAGACAACATCTACAAACTATCAGAAGACGGGACTAACTTATTAGTTATTCCTGAGATAGTAATAGACGAGTTAGATGCTAAGAAATCTGGTTTCGAAGAAATCAATTTCAACGCAAGACAATTCGCTAGACTATTAGAAGATGGTGAAATAATCCAAGCTAAGACTAGTATCACAGACTCACTTATGGGATTCTTAGTTAAACTAAGTAATTCAAACGTAGACCTGTTAATTCTAACAAAAGAAAAGTATAACTGTGAAGCTTCAAACATCGCAGTTAATATTCTTAATGATAGAAAGATTCTCGAACTAGCTAAAGATTACATCACAGCTTGTCCAAAACTAGATTGTAAATTTATCTCATTAGATATCATGTGCAGAACTAGAGCTTTAACTCTAGATTTACCAACAGACTACCTACATGGTAAAGATAAAGAATTATCTTTTAATTTTCATAAAACAATAGAATTAGAAAATATATTAAAACTAGATAATGTATCAATTACAAAATTAGATCCAGACCATCAACCAGAAAACTATAGTTATACTATAATAGAAAAGGAAACTGGTAGACATTTCTTAGGAACTGTTCAAAATGGAAAATTTGTACCATTAGATGACAAACTAAATAATAGAACAATCAAAGCTCTTAATAAAGAACAACTTTTCTTTTTATCAGCATTACTTGATCAACATTATAATTTAGTTGCTTGTGAAGCGAAAGCTGGATCAGGTAAAACACTTATGGCTCTAACTGCAGCAATGGAGTTAGTAAAAGCTAAGAAGTATTCTAAAATCATTTACATCAGAAACTCAATCGAATCAACTGCCAAAGGCGAAGAAGTTGGATTTCTACCAGGTCTTGAAGAAAAATTCAAAATCTATAACCACCCACTATACGACACTCTTAGATTCATAGCTCGTACAAACGTATCTAAATCTAATAGTAACAAAACGAAAGCCTCAAAGTCTGAAGTTACCGACGAATTAATCGAAGAACTTGTATCTACTTATACTTCAGAATACAATATACAAACAATGTGGGTTGGTGAGATGAGAGGAAGAACTATATCTAATGCATACGTGATAGTAGACGAATACCAAAACTGTTCAAGCAGTACTGGTCAACTAATACTATCTCGATTGGATAAAGATTGTAAAGTAGTATGTATCGGTTCTAATAGACAGATAGATAACCTTTATACTAATAAGTATATTAATGCTTTATCAGGTTTATTAAAAGCTGCTAAAGAAACAGAACATTCAATCAAATTATTTGCTTGTGAATTAACTAAAGTACTTAGAGGACCTCTTGTTGAATTTGCTGAGAAAATTTATAGTAAGTAGAAGTCATGATTATTAGTGAAGAATTTAACCCTGTAACAAACAAAATTGGAACTAGAGTTCTAATAACAGAGAGTACAACTAAATCAGACATAGAGTCAACATACCCACTATTACAAGTAAAAGAAGATGAACTAGGCCAATATATACGGACTAAACACTGTAGATTTGTTCCTGGTACATACTTCTTTCTTTCTATAAGTGGGATTCCAACTTACTATTTTTCTAATAGCAAGCACGACAACTAGCGTGTGGGATATCCAGACTATTTCCCCACTGGGCACTACTCTTATTCGGTGAGTAGGAGTAGCACGCATCATAATCCGAAAATTCAAATTTAGGAAAATCAATGAAATTTTTAAATTGGTTTAATACAAACTTTTGGGATATCATTTTTTGGATGTCTTTAATAATTATATTCGGCGGATGGATTGGAGTATTCCAGTTATCTGAAGCTGATAAGTTATACCACTGCTTAGTTGCAATGTTTTCATTAGCAACATCAGACATCTTAAGGAAGTTAAGATGACTTTTATAGATCAAATCTATGAGTTCAATCAAAAAGCTGGTTTACTTGATAAACCGTACGATGATTTCTTAGAATCTTCATTCCAAATTGAAGAAGCTTTAGAAGGCTTTAAACAGTACGGTTTAAAATACCTACAAGGACAACTTGTAGGAGACTATGATACAGAAGCAAAGCCTAAAAACTTAGCGAGATACATTGTTAAACTAGCACAAAGCGACTGTCATGAGACTTGTTGTGTTACTACACTTTCTGACGTTGACAGGCTTGATAAAGCTTGTGATGCTATTGTCTTTGCAGTAGGCTCAATAGCTAAACTTAAGTTAAGTCCAGCTCAACTAAATGAAGCTATGTCAATCGTTATGAATGCAAACCTAGCTAAGTTAGGAATGCCTAAAGACGAGCATGGTAAACTTATGAAACCTGAAGGATTCGTAGGACCTGAAGTTCAACTTCAAGCTTTACTTGATAGGAGAACATTATGATAATGTATCTCATACTATTCTTTTTCTACGGATCAGTAGTAGCATTGGTTTTAAACAATGTTACAACAATCGGATTCTTCTTATACACTTGGAACAATGGAGCTCCTTTAGCACAAGCTGCTTGGGATTCTTTCATGCTCTACATTAGTATTGGATTCCTTGCTGGAATTGTACTATTACTATCTATACTTTCTATGAGAGTATTAGACAGAGCTACATTCAAGTACGCAAGACGTAAGTAGGAATACTGAGTCCTCTTTCTTAGAGGATTCACCTATTTCTATTAAGGACATACATTGGCAACATTAAAAGCACTTGGCTTTACGGCCCTTATATTCTGTATCATAATCGCTATGATTGCAGGAGCATATCTAACATACTTAGTTGTGTTAGCATTTTTTATATTAACAATATTTTTAATTTTTAAAAGATTATTTTCATTTGGTAGGAGAAAAAGATGACAGCTTTCGCTGCCTTCCTTTTATTTATTGTAGTACTAATCATTATCGAAGTAGTATTCAATCCTGATTAATGTGGAATAATATGTGGAACAACTAAATCCTGAGCAAAAGCCATAGGATCTGACCACATAGAAGCTTTTCTAGCCAAACTATCAATAGGATGGTAGAATTGTTTAAATGGTGTTTCACCAACACCTGAGAATTTTATAGCACCTTCAGTTAACATAACTGAGAATGCTTTGTTACCTAACATTTTCATCATAGCAGGAAATACCCTGAACATATACTTAGTAAACGCTAAGAAACCTAAATCATTTGCATACTTAACAAACTTATTATCAAGATAACTATAGTTAACATGTAGCTGATCCATATAGTTCAAATCTTTCTGTGTAACTTGTCCATTACCTCTATCCATCATATCACTTAGGATAATCATCTTATTGATAGCATCTGAGTAAATAGTTAATTTCATTACACTATCATGTATTCTACTATCTTTCTTAATATACAGTAAATCTACAAAACTCTTCAAGTTCTGTCTACTCTTATCTTTCTTGATAATTTTCATAGCATTCTTCAATTTACCTTCTAGTATACCTTGTTTATCAAAGTATCCATTATCTATATCAGATAATAACGAGTTAAACTGACCATCTTCAATAATAATTGAAACTGGATTTGCTTTCATTTTTGCTTTTAACCTATCAATCTCATTTTGACTGATTTTCTCTCCAGACTTTTGTCTAATCTCAAGCTCTAACATCTTAGTTCTATCAGCCTGATATTCATCCATACGTTGCCACATATCGTGAAACTTCTGAATGTAATTCATAGGATTTTTATCTTGAGTATGTTGTAATGCTACAATCATATTAGATAACATATTTCCTTTTACTGTTGCAGGTGTATAAGCTACGATAGCTTGTTTCCAAGCTTTAGTTAATTCCATTACAACTTTCTCTAATTTCTTAGCTATAATTTGTCTTTTAACTTTGTCTTTAATCCATGGAGCATTAACTAATGATGCATCTTTATATCCAAAGAAGTCAACTAGCATACTTTCTTCAATCATAAGTTTTCCACCACTCATTCTCTTTAACTCTCGTTTTAAGTAGAATGGCATTCTGTCCCAGTATTCTTTATATTTACCTTCACTATTTTCTGAAATTTCTATAAAATTAAACTTATTACTATGCTTATAACTATTATAGAAATTACTTAAATACATAATTCCTGCTTTATTATTAACCATAGCTTCTTGTTTATGAGTTAAGTTAGATATTGTACTTGCTAACGTTTCAACAATATTATCATTCAAATCTAATAGATTACTCTTATCCTCATATGGAATTCTAAATCTATAATCGTAAATCTCACCATTTCCCGACCTTTCAGGTATTAGCGATCCACTCTGTTCAGTTACACTTCCTAATTCACTAGCTAATTCATCTATCTTATCATTAGCTTCTTCTTCAGTCAGTCCTCTATCCATTAGAATTCTTCTAAGACTATCTCCCTCATTCTTTAGCTGAATCGTACTCATCATCCCTTCAGTATATGCAGGATCAATACTATCTCCAATTACTGTATACAAATTCTCTCCAGTAATTCTACTTAACTCAGCATTCTTCCCAATATTCTTCATTCCAGATTTAACTAACTCTTTCATCTCAGCTTCATTAACTAGATAATGTCTCTTATCAGTTTTATACACATCTTGTTTAGCACCCTTAATCTGATACATCTCATCACCAAAGTACGCTTTTCTCAATACTTCATCTTCATTAGCTTTCTTCAATACTAAAGCTTTCTTAACTCCCTCAGGATTTTTATCCAATCCTTCTTTAGCATTTCTCTTAGTATCTTCATCCAACCTACTCAATGCAATCATACTTACAAGCTTATCAATCTCATTTACTACATTCATATCTCTAGTCTTTAATTCAACTAAAGCAATCTGTGCAGCATTTGTGTATCCATTCTTCATACTCATTTTATTAGTTACTAACAAGTCAGCTAACTCACTCATAGCCAATAATGTCTCTCCACTATACTTCTGAGTTCTTTCATTTAAAACTTGCTCTAAGAATTTTGGATCACCTAAATAATTTGATATCTCTTCTACACCTCCAATAGCAGAAGCATCTACATCCAGTAATACTCTCTTCAATGATCCTTTAACTTTAGGTGTTAAATCTTTAAATCCATATACATTATCTAATACTTGTGCAGTCTTACTTTTAACATCAACTACTTCCTTATCTACGAATGCTTTACTCTTTCTAAACATCTCATAGAACTTAGCAACTTCTGGACTACTAAAATCCCTAGTAACACTATTAAACACATTATTCTGAAGCATAGCACTTCTTACTTTTGCTAATCCTCTAATACTCCAAATCTTATCCATAGCTTGTTTAAGTTTATCATCTTCTTGACTATTAATATACTCTTCATAAGTCTTATATTCTTTCTCTATCTTTCCAGTATACTTAGCTATTCTCTTATCAATCGCAGTAATCTTATCAATAACTTGACTCATTACTCCTTTATCTTGTAACTTACTTCTATTATGACCTTTAGTTAATGCCTCATCTAGTAAACCTAATGCTAATTCTCTAGCACTCTTTCCACCATTCATTTTAGCATTATACGCAGAATTTAATAGTCTAATTACTTTATTAACTAACTTAGTCCACTTACCTGTCTCATTAACTTCTTGAAACAATCTTCCTTGTTCTAAATTCGTTACAATTCCTAATTGACCAACAAGTTGCTCATTAGTCGTAGCATAAGCTAGGAACTCATCTGCTCCAAACTTTGGATTACTAAACACATACTCATATTTTAGTTGTGCATCATTAACATCAGCATTCTGTCTACCTTCAGTAAATACTTTCCAACCTTGACCTTTATACTTTTGATTAAAGTAATTCTTTAAAGCTTCTCTCATTCTAAGAATATTATACTCTAGTTGTTTATCTTTTCCAATAACTTCTCTCAAGAGAATATGTTGCATCTCATGTGATAAGATTTCACTTAATGTATTATTCTTTTGATTACCTAGAATTAATTTCAATTTAGCAGTTTGCGGATCAGCTTCCCCTCTAGTATTTCCTCTAGCATCTAAATCTTGGAATGTCTGTAAATTAAACTCTACATCCTTTCCTGCTTCCTGCAATACATCACTATATTTCTTAATAACATTTCTTAGATGTTCAGCATGTTCTGAACTTAAAGCCTCACCATCTGTTTCAATCATATCTTCAAGCATATCATTAATATCATTTAATACAGTTCCAGTTACTTCAGCTAACTTAATAGTATTCCCTTCGAAAGCTTCTTCACTTCCCATAGCATACTTACCATCTCTAGTTTGATTATTCTTAACATCTAGTACATACTCACCATTATTAATACTAACAATCCCTGCACTTAACATCTCTGCAGACTTTACATGTACATCTACAAATCTAGCTGTATCAAATTCTTCTAATCCAATTGTAGTTCCTACAAGCTTACTAGCATAATCAATTCCATAAAATACTCTAGTCTTTGCTGTTGAATACTTGCCAGTTTTCTGAGCATTTCTTACACTAGCATTTACTCTTCTAGCATTATCAGCTTCAACCATAGCCCGTATTAACGGACCATGATCATCATATTTATTTACAACTTCTTCTAATTTATTTGGACATACCATTATTATTCCTTAACATTGTATTTCTTCTATTAACTCACCTAATTTAGCTTGACTATATGGAGAAACACCTTCATTTTGTATTGGAGGTAGTATACCATCATTTACCTTAGCTACTTCTTTAACTGGCTCCATAGCCATTGCTGGAATCAATTCAGTCAACATAAAGTGAATCATATCTTTCTCATCTTGATTACCTTCATTATTCCATACAGCATACCTTCCAGTTAACTCTTTTGGACTCCACTCAGCTGCTTCAAAACTATCACCAACGTAATACTGTTTAACCTTAGCTGGAGTATTAACTAAGTTTCTTCTAGAGTCATCAACTTCATTTAAAGTATCAAACGCTTTATTCATAGCTTTTTCAATACTTTCTTTACTAACACTTTTCAGATTAAAGATTCTTTTTAAATCATTCTTTAATTCTTCTTTATCAGTTTGAGTCATTTCTTGCATATGTTGTCCAACTAATTGTTGAATTTCTTTTCTAGCAACTTTTTCAACTGCAGTTCCAAGAACACTATGATTCATTAAGATATCGTAATACATTTGGTTAATAAACTTAACTTGTTCATTATTAGTTTCATAATCAGTTCCAAGTACTAAGGCATCAAAGATATTCAATACATCTTTAATATGTCCTTTAATCATTGTTGAACCATCAATACTATGAATATCAATAACCCCTACAGCTCCAACATTCGATGTAATCATCTTAACAATCTGATTAACTTTAGATGGATTTACTATTTTACCAGAGTAGAATTTACTCATACCTTGAGTTAAGTTAACTGTAATAGTTTCACTAGAATGATTTGCATCTTGCTCAGTTTTAAAGTAATCTTGCATACCACCATTAGTATTATAACTTCCATAGTAAGTTCCCTCAGCTAATAATTTATCCTTAACTGCTTTCTCTTGCTCTTTAGTTAATTTACTATAATTTTCAGTACCAAACATATCTCTTGCTGCATTCTTAAATGCTTGTTTACTAGCTAAGTAGTTAATATGATTAACAGCTTTGATTGCTTTTCTATACTCAGTAATAGGAGCAAACTCACTATTAAATGCAGTTTCTAACTTAGAACCTATAGACTCATTAATAATCAATGTCATAGCATTTCTTAATCTATCATCTAAGTAATACTCACCATTTGCATCTTTCTCAATTCTACCAGTATTTTTATTATAACTTTTTCTTTCAATCTTAAGTAATTCTCTTTGAACAATTCCAATAGCATTAGCTAACTTTCTATTCTTTTTATTCAGTGCAGATTCAACACTACCTTGTTTAATAAAGATATCCATAGCTCTTACCATATCAGAAGGTTTCTTTAATTTAGTTACTATTCCCATAGCTAAATCATCACTACCTTTTAATCCAATGTTATACATACTAGCTCCGTATGCAAATACCATTACTAATGGTTTTAAGAAACTTCTCCATTTCTTATCTGCTTTAGCTGTATCTTGTGTATTACCTGTTACTAAGTAATTTACAACTTTATACAATTCAGACTCTTTCGTATCTGGATCTTCATTCATTGTTCTTGACGTATTTAATTCATCTACAAACTTAACAGCAGGTGTTTGATAAAAGTCAACGCCACCTTTCTCTTTAAACTGTCCATGAGACTCAATAGTTTCACCATTTAGTGTATCATAACCATTTAAGTATGTTCCACATTTAATGTAATACCCAGCTGTTCTATCATTCAATCCAATTTGTGCTACTGTAGACATCATACCATTCGTAATACCATCTACTTCTAAAGCTAAGCTAGTTTCTAGTTTCTCACCATTAACAATCTTTTGAGCTAGTGCAATCCCTTGATAAACATGCATAATATGCTCTGGACTCACACCCATAACTTTGTTAAGAGCAGTTAAAACATCTTTACTTTTCATAACTTCTTTTAGTTTATCATCTTTAACTTTAACACTATACTTTCCATCGTTATCTAAACTAATATCAATATAATCTTTTTTAAGCTTTTCAATTACAGTTTCATCTGTAAACTTATCTGGATCTAAATCTAATGCTTGTGCAAACCCTAGATTTATATTATTCAAATCTTTTTGTCTTTGAGCAATACTTTTCTCAGGTGAATCAACATTATTTCTCATATCTTTAGCAGACACAATAAATCTTGATAATTTACTATTTTGTGGATTAATCATTCTATTATTCATCATACTTCTATTAGAAATAGTAAAGTCCCAATTAATATAGAATCCATTTCCATTAGCAATTTCGTATGCCATCATCATTCGTTCAATATCTAAATCATCAGCTTCATATTTAGCAATCGCACTTTCAATTTCATTAACATTTGTATTATTAATAAGATTTTCTTTAGTACCAATCATTGCTTTTTTCAATGCATCTAAATCTTTATTAAACTCAGTTTCCCACATTCTAACAAAATCATCACTAAACTTCCACTCAATACTATTTTGTCTATTTAAATAATCAATTTCTGAGTTACTCATAGGAACATCACTATTTCTACCAAGTTTCCCATATTCAAATGTTGTAGGTGTTAAACCAATCATACCATCTGTATGCTCTCTAGCATACTCAAATATAATAGCACTATCTCCAACTTTTTTAAGTTGATTATCAGTTAGACCATCTAACATCATAACTCTGATTGGCATCTGTACATTTACAGGATCTTCTTCACCTTTAATATGTACTCCATCTTCAGTCATACCTGCTACTGTTTTTCTAATTTTAAAACTATCTTTAGTTTGACTATTAGCTAAGATATTATCAACTACTATCATACCAAGCGCTTGAATTGCATCCATTCTATCTTGAGCAGTCTTAGTATCTAACTTAATCTCTAACTCTTCAAGTAATCTTCTACCAGCTTTACTAGCATATGTAGCTATCGGAACTAAGTTACCTTTTCTAATCTCATTCTTTAACTTACTAATATCTCTATCTTTAGTTTCAGAATCTTCACTCCATAATTTACCAAAAGCTCCTTCTACAAACTCATCAAGTTGTTCACCTTTAAGTCTTCTAGTATCTATCATATCAGCTAGTGTTAACATACTAGTGATATTTACTGCTTTCTCTACCATAGGAGTTATTGCTTCATCACTAAACAATTTATCTAAACCTAATCTACTTAATACAACTCTACTATCTTCAAGACTTTGAGTCATAAATCTTTTAGTTATACCTTCAGTCTTATTATATTGAACTCTATCTCTTTCATATTGTCTTAATGCATTTATAGCTCCAGAAATTCTTTCTTCACTATTTTCTATATTTCTAACAATTCTAGGCATAATAGCAGTGATATCTTCCCCATTGAATAATCTATTAGTTACACTTTTAACATCCGATCCATTTGGTTTAACTATGTCACCTAATGTACCAGTAATAGTATTCCTAAAGATATTTGCTGAATCAATCTGACTTTGATAATGACTAATTGTTTCTCTTAAAGATTTTATTCTATCTCTAGTCATATCAATTTGTTCTTTATCTAATCCCATAACAGCTAATCTATTATCTCTTTCCTCAACCATCTTTTTAACATCTTCTAAATTATATTCAGCATCTGTAATTTCATCTTGAACAGCTAATTTAGTTTCTGATAATGAATCTATATTTCTATCTAAGTTTCTTACTTCTTGTTCAATATAAGCTAAATCTCTTAATACTTCTTGTCTATTCTTTTCTACTGCAAACTTACCAGTAGTTGCTAATTGAATCTTCTCACCTAACTTTTTTAATTGATTAAGTAATTTATTAATTAAACTTTTAGCTTCTTTAATAAGAATATAACTATATTTCATTCTTTGTTCAATAGATGTCTTCTCATCTTCAGCTTTATCAAGTTTTTCTTGAACTTTACTAGCTTTATTTCTTAAGTTAGTTAATTCATTATTATAACTTTCTAACATTCTATTAAGAACACCTAACTCTTTAGTAGCTAGTGATTTATCAGCAAGTAAACTTGCTATTCTCTTTTGATGTTCCCAAATACTACTATCAATATTTTTAATAATATCTTTAGCTTTCTTAATATCTTGTTGATTTTGTTCTCTAACTTTAAAAGGATTTTTATCTTGGAATATCTCTTTATTCAATTCTTTATACTGATGAATTACACTTTCTAATTGACCTAATTCTTGTTTAGCATTATCAACTAAATGTTTATAGAAATCAACATCATCATTCGATAATTTTCTTTCTTCAGTAGGTTTAACTTCTTCAACTGAAGTTTCTTCAGTAGTATCTGAACTTCCATCTTCAGTATTCTCATCAACAGTATTTGAAGGAACTACTTCAACTGGTTCTTCTTGAGTCATAAAATCTTCAGGAATATCAAACTCAGTTTCATTTTCATCATATTTACCAGTATAATCATTAACATATTGATCTAGATGTTTATCTAGTAATTTATCATCATTCTTAAATACTTTACCTTGTTCAAATAACTTTTTATATAAATCTTTATCATCTTCAGTAGTATTCTTACTATCTAATATCTCTTTTAAATTTCCTTGAGTATTATTTACAGAACTAATCATATGAGCTAATCTATCTTTAGAATCAGTATTATTAGTTTTAGCAATAGCTCTATTTAATAACTTTAATATCTTCTCATTATCTTCAAATGTAGTTTTAGCAAATGATTTAATTTCTCCAATACTTCTAACTCTAGTATTCTCACCACTTCTATCAAAGATATTTACTTTTCCTTGTCTAGAATTAGTAAATGTTTCTAACTCATCTAAAGTTCTTTGTGTATCTTCTTTATTAGCATTATCATTTAGTACATATGATAATAGATCATTAGCATGATCTTTAAGTGATTTATAACCTTTAGTTAAGAATCCAATACTTTCAATCTCTTTTCTAACTTCAGCAGCATTCTTTCTAGTATTTACTGTACCAGTTTCTTGACTACCTAATCTTTCTTGTCTAGCTTCTAAAGTTCCTTGAATATCATCAGCTAATTTAGTTAATGGTTCACTACCTAACTTTCTCATATTAGCTAATGTTTTTTCTAAGTTATCTAATTCTTCTTTAGTTAATAAACCTTTATCAGATAAATCTTTAGTATTTACACCTTCATAAGCTAATCTTTGTCTTACTTCAGCAAACTTATTTTCAAGTTCTTCTTTATATCTTCTTGATGCTTCATTCTCAACTAACTTATTACCTTTAAATGTATTTAACACAGAAGATAATAAACTATTAGTTCTTTCATCGTTAAACCAAGAATTACCTTCAGCATTCTTTTCTTTAGTTAAATCCCATAAGTTTTTATATAGTTCAGCCTCAATATGTTTTTTACCTTCATCTGACCCAATATTGTTTAACTTAGCTAACTTATCTACTGTATCTGTAAATATCTTTACATTATCCTTAGCATACTCAGTACCTTCTTTTAACTTATCATCAGCCCAAATTTCTCCAGCATGTTTAGCAATATCGTGTGTCCAAGCAGCTTTAGCTTCTTCAGGTACATCTTTATATACTTCATCTGATTCAAATCTAGTTCTTCTACCAGATTGTGTAACACTCACTTTAGTCTCATCAGTATCTGCTAAGTTACCTAATTTATCATTAGCAACTTCTTTACCAGCTCTTAATGTATCAGCTATAGCTCCAGGTGCATGTAATGTACCAGCAGTAACTGCTCCAGCTCCCATTGCGTCAGCAGTAGTTATACCTACATCTTCACTAATTTGTTGTTCAGGATTTACTTGTTGTAATCCAACATTCTGAATTGCTTTTCCACCACCTTCTTCAATACCTTCAGTCACTGACTCTCCAGCCATTCCTTTAAGTAATCCAGTAGCTCCAGTTAATTTTCCAGTTAACTTACTTTCAATAGCTTGTCCACCTGGCATATACTTATTAACACCAAAGCTAAGTAATCCTGAAGTTCCAGCAACTAATCTAGATAAATTTAATGCAATTTCTTTCTTAGCTTCCTCTGGTTCATGACCAGCTTTTACTAAATCTTGATATTGTTCATTTTTATCCCAAAACTTTTGTGGTACTTTACTGAATCTAGAATACACTTCTTGACCCATATCTGCACCTTGTTGTACAGCAGCAGAAGTTAACATTCCAGTCGCAGCACTTATTCCAGTTCCTGCAGCCATAGCTTCTCCACCAGCTAATGCTACAACCATCATAGGAGCAGATTCAGTAACTAATTGAGCTAACATCATTGGATTATTTATATTCTCTTTAACACCAGTCATAAACTTGCCTAACTCTGTAGTTTGTTTGGCTACTTCTTCTTGTTTATGTTGGTTAACATTTTTTAATGCATCAGAATACTTCTCTTGATACCACTTGCTAGCAGCATCAGAAATTCTACTAACTTTATTATCCATATCCCCCGTAGCTAATCCATAGATATCGCCTAAGTTCTTAGTTGCTTGTAATGAACCAGATACTACTTGTAATCCCGTATCCTTAATAGCATCTCCCCAGTTTCTACCTGTAGATTGGTTAACTAATTTAAGATACTCATTATAGGCATCTTCTTTGTTCTTTGGAATACCATTTTGAGTTTGTGCACTTATTTTAGTATCAGGTTGTGATAATTGACCAGCTCTGGCTAACTGTGAACTTTGATTTATTTTACCACTTTCATCTGTTAAGTAAGTAACAGGTCTTCCATGAGTCTTATCATCCATAGTTTTCACTAATACAGGAATATTTAATGGGTTATCTTTACTACCTAACGGTACATTAGTATCATACTCTATAGGGCCTGGAGTCCATTCATTACCACTTGCATCTTTAGGTCTACCAATCATATTATAAAGCATTTCTAATCTAGCTTTTTCACCTTCTCTAAATACATCTTTACTAGATGCTAAACCAAACTGTTGTCTTTGTTTATCAATTCTTGCTTGTTCTTTAGGAGTTTCACTAAATTTACCATGATACACTTCAGGAGCATCTACCCATCCAGCAGGATTATCAGGCATTGTAGAATCACCCCCTAGTCTTCTACCTTTAGTATCACCAACTAGTAGTGGACTATCTGCATCAGGAATCTCTTGTAACATACCTTTAGTATACCCAGATTTATCCATAGCATCAATATGTTGTGCAATTATTTGTCCTCTAGTTTGATTTAGAGTTTCTACTTTATCTTGAATTTTATTATTTAAATTGTCTATTTTATTTTGTGGAGTAGTACTACCAGCGCTGAACGCTGTAGTTACATTACTTTGAGGGAGTGCAACGATACCATTTACCGCATTTGGGTTATAAGTTTCTATTGGCATTTGTAGTCCTTAAGTGTAAATTTTGATATATTATATCGTGTTTACACTTAAGTTACGTTGAAGTTTTATCTTAGATTTTGTATAAATTTAACAATATCTGTTCTTAATTCAGGATACTTATTAGCTATTGCTAATAAACTATCTTTAGTTTGCTGTACTTGTCCAGCATTAATATGTGGACTTCTTAATGTACTCATTAATTCAGTTGTTTTTTCAATAGCATTTTTACCAACATTACTTGTAGTAAAAGCAACAGGTGCATCTGCTAATGCAGGCAATAATGAAACTAATGGAGCAGACGCAGCAACAATAGGTGCCATAGGCCCAGCTACATCTCCAATTCTATTAGTAGAACTTCTTTCAAGATTCCATTCATCTCTAGTTTTACCACCAATTTTAGTACTTTCAGGCATATTAGTTAATGCTCTATAATTTCTATCAGCTATTAGATAATTACTTTCTTCAGTAGTAGGTCCTTGATTTTTACCAGAGAGTATATCAGCATATTTAACTAATGGAGCATTAGGATTATCCTGTCTAATTCGTTCAATTAAAGAATCAGATTCTGGTGTAGCAGGAACTTGATTTTTAGCATCTGCATTAAATACAGTATTCCTAATAGCATTCCCACTTTCATTTACTTTAAGTCCATCTGGAGTCTGAGTAAGTAATGCATCCCTATTAGTTTGAATATTCTTTTGTTCCATAGCTGGTGTTATATTCTTTGAAAGTGAAGCCATATCATACCCAAGCTTTAACTTGTCTTCATCAACTTTTCCACCTTCTTGTTTAGCTATAATCTTCATTAATGGAAAGACATCAGAATCTGTAATTTTTTCATTAGGATTTTTACCTAAGGCTTTTGATACTTGTTTAATATAAGCATCTGTATCATTTTCACTTTTAGGAGCATATTTATTCATATATGATTCAATACTATTACCAACAGCACCATTATATAAATTCTTAGCCAAAGCTCTTGAACCTAGTTCATATGTTTGAAATCTAACAAACTTACCATCATCCCCAATTTTACCTAACCAATTATCCCTTGTTGTAACTAAGTTACCTGGGTTATTATTTTTATCAGCTAATGTATTTCCTGTTCCTGGGGCACTTGAAGTACTACTACTTGTTGTTTGTGGAGATGTACTTGATGGTGTAGGAGCACTCTCACTACCACCTAGTACTTGCATTAATCTATCTTTAGCACTCATTTGAGCTATAGACCTAGCAGATTCAGGAGTATACACTCTAGCAATCCCAGGCATTCCATATGTAGGAGCCTCAGGAGCACCTGATCCAAATTGATTTTGTATCTCACTCAATGGTTTTTCACCAGCTAATGCTTTATCAAATCTATCTAACGAAACATCTCTTCTACCCACATCCCATTCTAATAACCTAACTGGTTCATCAATACCTGATGCTGCTAATGCATTATTAACTGCTCTAGCTCCGTATTTAGTGAAAGCTGCATCTAATCTCTTAGCTAATTCATCTTCATTTCCAGCTTTAGTATATACTTTTTCATATGCTTTAGACTTATCTTGACCACCGATTATTCCACCAGTTCCACCTCCAGTAGTTCCTCCAGCAGCACCCATTCCTTTATAAAGCATTTCCATCTTAGTTTTATATTTATCTAGTTCATCTTTATAAGCTTCTCGTTTAAACTTTTCAAGTTCTAATGTATCTTTAAATCTATTTTGTTCATTTGCTGTAGCTTTCTCAGCTTGTGTATTTAAGAATTGTTGATATTCAGGAATACTTTGATATTTAGCACCTTCCATTTG